TCAAACGTCGGGGTCCTCGTCAACCTTCTTCACCTCCAGGAAGAACTGCACCATGCGCCGGGGGATCTCCACCACCGATTCATGACCGGGGATGTCCATCTGCCCGAGGCGCTCGATGTTCTCCACCTTCAGCCCCTGAACGAGGTAGCTGTCCTTCTCCTCGTCGAGGTAGATGGTGGGGGAGCCGCCGCTGGGACTCTCCGGGTCCTTACCGAGCTTACGCAGGGCCATGATGTCCTCCTCGAATGCCGGTAACGATCGCTGTGCCAGAGCTTGCCCGCGACGGAGCCGGGGAGCGAGGAACTTGCCGAAACTTGCCAGGGGTGAGGAAGCTGACCGCGCGGAGGGCGCGCTGCCCAGGATTGGACTAGACAATAAATAAACCCCAGGCCACTGACCTGGGGTTTCAATATGGAGCGGGTGACGAGAATCGAACTCGCACTCTCAGCTTGGGAAGCTGATGTTCTACCACTAAACTACACCCGCGTAAGACGCCGGTCTGAACCGATGTCCGAACGCTCAGTCACTCTACCGTACGCCAGGCCCCCGGTCTCGAAGCCGTGGGGCCTGCTCCCGTTTCCGGGGGATTCCGAGGGTGTTCCAGGTGGAAAACGGGCGCGAACCATGCCCCGGCCGAACCCGGATCGGACGCGTTTTCGCGGCGCGACCCGGCTGCGGGTGGCCGGAGTTGGGGCGTACGGTGGGGGCGCGGAAGAGGGGCTGGGCGGGATCGGAGTGCCGCCTGAGGGGTGGCCCTTTTCGTCCCGTAATGTGGCTTTCCTCGTCGGTCTCGACAGTGACCGGCGACGGCTCTTGGGGAAGGGACTCTGAGGACTTGATCGAGCGCACCGTCGTCCGTTGTGCCGAAGGGCACGTGTTCAGCACCGCTTCGTTCCCGATGCAGCAGGCCGAGCGGCTCGGCCCCGGCCGGCTGGTCCGGTGTCCGCGCTGCGCGCGGCTCCGCAGTGTGGTGCCAGTGACGTTGGAGCAGCAGTTGGAACAGCAGCGGAGCACCAGCACCAAGTGAAGTAGAAGCACCAAGTGGAGTAGGTAGAGGGAGTGGCAGGCGCGCGGAACCGGCCGGTGGTGTCGGGTTCGCGCGTCTTGCGTATCCTCGGGGCGTGCTTCTCTCAGACAAGGACATCCGGGCCGAGATCGACTCCGGGCGAGTACGGATCGATCCCTACGACGAATCCATGGTGCAGCCGTCGAGCGTCGACGTGCGCCTCGACCGCTTCTTCCGGGTGTTCGAGAACCACCGCTACCCCCACATCGACCCGTCGATCGAGCAGTCCGACCTCACGCGGCTCGTCGAGCCCGAGGGCGACGAGCCGTTCATCCTCCACCCCGGGGAGTTCGTGCTCGCCTCCACGTATGAAGTCATCACTCTTCCCGACAACCTTGCCTCCCGGCTTGAGGGCAAGAGCTCGCTCGGGCGGCTCGGGCTCGTCACCCACTCCACCGCAGGGTTCATCGACCCCGGGTTCTCCGGGCACGTGACGCTCGAACTCTCCAACCTCGCGACGCTGCCCATCAAGCTCTGGCCCGGTATGAAGATCGGGCAGTTGTGTCTGTTCCAGCTCAGCTCGTCGGCCGAGTTCCCGTACGGCAGCGAGCGGTACGGCTCCCGGTACCAGGGGCAGCGCGGCCCCACCGCCTCCCGGTCCTTCCTCAACTTCCACCGGACGCAGGTATGACGGACATGGCAGACCCGGCAGACCCGGCAGTCATACGGGAGAACCTCTCCTACGAGCAGTTCGGTCTCGCCGTCCGTGAGCTCGCACAGACCATCGCCGACGACGGGTACGAGCCCGATGTCGTCCTCAGCATCGCGCGCGGTGGTGTGTTCGTCGCGGGCGGTCTCGCGTACGCGCTTGAGTGCAAGAACATCCACCTGGTGAACGTCGAGGTTTAATCGGGCCGTTAATAGCACGAGGCTCTGACCTGGTCAAACGCCCTGGTCAGGGCCTTTTTGTTGTGCTCGTTCGTGCCTCTTGGATGTAGTGCGTGATGGTTGCTCTGCTGAGATTCTGCTGAGTCTGCGGAGGGAGCCCGCGACGGTCCAGTGCGGCACATCAGGGGACAGGAGGCGCGGTAGGGGGTTGACCGGAGGCCGGTCGATCATGCTACGGTCCTCACCCACTCAACCGTCACCCACTCAACTACATCACCCATAAGCGACCCCCTTGAGGCTGGTACCTCGCGGGGGTCAGTGCAACCGAAGAGGTCTAGGTCTTCGATGCAGGTCAAGCGTACCAATCGCTCATCTGGCTATGTCCAGATACCCAACACAATCGCACGTCACGGCATCCTCTCTCTTGAGGCCGTGGGCCTGCTGACGCGTTTGCTCTCCTTGCCTGATGGCGCCGGGGCGACGGTCGACAGGATCGCCGCGCAGGTCTCCAACGGCCGGCGTTCTGTCTCGAAAGCCATGAACGAGCTGATCGAGGCTGGCTACGTCAAGCGCGCCAAGGTGCAGGACCCGGAGACTGGCCGGTGGGTCACCATCACGACTGTCACGGATACCCCTGAAGCTCCGACTGACCGGTTCCCGGCGGCCGGTGTGGCGAGTGGTCGGGCCGTCGGCGCCTCTCCCATAGGGAGAAAGACGAAGAGCAAGAAAGACATCACCCCACCCCCGAGCGATGCTCAGGACCTGGCTCCGCTCACACCCCAAAGCCCCGAGAAGGGCGGGGAGGGAGAAGCCGCCTTCCTGCACAAGATCGATCGCGAGATGGCCCGTGAAGGGCGCCGCATCCTTGAGCGGCTGAGCCTGCACAAGAGCCTGCCTCTCACGGACCAGGAGATTGCCCGCCTGGCCCCCAAGGTCGTGCCGTGGCTGCGCGAGGACTACCGAAGCGACGAGATCCTTAAGTGCCTCACCGCTGCCCTCCCTGGTCCGATCGACTCGGTTGCAGGTCTGATCTCTCACCGGCTGAAGCACTTCACCCCGGAGAGGTCTGTCCGTCATCAGCAGACCTCCAAGCCCGTTGAGCGGGTTGCCTGCGAGGTCTGTGCGGTGATCTTCCCTCTCGGCCACCACGGCGGCGTCTGCCGCAACTGCAAGGACGAGATGGGCCGCGCCGCCTCGTTCCTCGGCGTCTAACTCCCCCCCAAGCACATTTGAGAGGACACTCATGTCTAGAGCTGTGCCCTGGTACATCAAGGCAGTCCTGTACGTCGCCATCCCCGCCGCTGTACTCGCAGCGCTATACCTCTCCATCCCCGGAGAAGTGGCCCTAGCTCGCACCGCTGGGTGGAGTGAGAGGTATGCCCCCGCCATGCCGGTCTGCCTCTCGGTGTACGCCCTCGCGGCTGGTGCCATCTCGTGGTACCGCCGCAAGATGCGGCTGTCCGGCGAGAGGACAGCTCTCATTGGCGGTGTGCTGGCTCTCGTTCTCGCGATGTCTGCCCAGTCGATCTCTCACCTGATCGAGCAGAGCTACATGGGGACTTCCGCGGCCCTGGTGGTGGCTGTCTCCTGCATTCCGCCTCTCGTGATCGCCCACCTCATTCACATGGCTGAGACTCCATCCGAGGTCCGTTCTGCCTCTGAGGAACTGACTGAGGCCCGAGAGACGATCAAGAGCCTCACGACGGCTCTCGTTGCCTCAGAGAGCGCGGCTCTGGTCTCTCGTGCTGGTGCGGTCCTTGTCGAGGTGGTGAGAGCTGCCGACACCGCAGAGGAGTTGTCTGCGGCAGCCGCGAAAGTCACTGGGGTCCTGGACGACTCTCTCAGGGAGGAGGAGGCCCAGCCTCGGACGCTGGCTCTCACTCAGCGGATCGACCAGGCCCGAAAGGCTCTCGCTGCGAAGGGAGAGAAGGCGACTGTTGAGAACGTCTGCAAGAGCGTTGGCATCTCTCAAGCCACCTACTACCGCCATAGGCCTGCCGAACCTCAGTTGACGGCCGGCATGCTGCCTCTGAGCGCATAACAGGCCGGAAAGCAGAGAACCCCCCCACAGGGTCAGTGGGGGGGTTCTCTGACCTCCGGGACTCGGATGGTCCCCTCGGCCAGGCCGAGGGTAATTCATTCATGCAGCAGGTACAGGTACCGGGACGAGTGCACGGGCCTGTGTCATCAGATCTTGGTCGACGGAGCTGAAGCGGCCGGCGAACACCGACTTGTGGCCGTAGTACGAGCTGTCCATCACGACCGTTGACGCCATATCGACTGCCCACGGGGCGTTAGGCACATCGATGGTGCCTGGCTTTCTCACGGTCCGCGAGCTGTAGCCGGTGCAGGCGAGCCAGCAGCCGCACCGCTGCTTGTGGTCGCCCTTCCACTCGCCGACGAAGCCGTGCCTTCCGGCCAGGGCGAAGAGGTCCCCCGGTTCGAACACGTTGCCTTCGATGGGGATGACCCCCATGACAGCAGTTAGGCCCCCGTCCGTTGTTGAGTATGCGAGAACGCACCGGGAACCGGTGCTCCAGTCATGTAAGAACGGGAAGATCGTCACTCGTCCGGTTCCAGTGAGGGTCTGGGCCATCTTCTCTCCTAACGCAGCCGGTCCCCGCCCACAGTAGGGCGGGGACCGACGTCAGACAGTGATCTCGGCTCAGCCGTGATCCCCGCACGGAAGCTCGTTGCACTCGGCCTTGTCAGCCGCCCACAGCTCGGGGTCGATCACGAACCCGGCCGACTCGATCCCTCGCAGCGTGCGCGGGATGAGTACCGCAGCGGGCTCGTATTCCCGGCCGGGCACGTCCGTGGGGTTGTGGTGCACTTTCTTCCAACCACGTGACGCGAAGAAGTGGTCATACTGACGGGTGTACTCCAGGAAGGCGTGCACGCCCTTGTCCACGGCCGGACTCGGGCCGAAGGCCCCGACGTCGGGCCCCTTCAGCGCGCTGGCCGCGAGATAGGCGAGAGCCTGATCCGTGACCCGCTCCGCCTCCTCTTGACCCAGGCCGTTGACCGTGGCCACACGGCGGCTGAGCCGTGTGAAGAACGCCGGTTCGACGAGTGTCCTTGCCGACACTCGCTCGATGACAGGTGCAGACATACTCACTCCTCTGGTCAGAGTTGTGGTGCCTTGCCGCTCGCCCAGGGCGAGCAGTCCCCTTGCCGGGGATCGAACCCGGAACCTCTGTTGGACGTGGCCGTTCGACTAAAGCGACAAGTCAACAGCGCTCTACCGCTTGAGCTACAAGGGGATGGGGATCTAGTGCGGGTGTTCCTCGTGAGGCGAGGTTCAGCCCCGCCCTGCTGGGGTCCTCGATAGACGTGGGAGACCATCGGAAGTCGACCAGCAGGGCGGGATTTCAGGGGGTTTCGGGTCTCAATGCGTCACGCCAGATCGGCGACAAATCCAGCTCCTCGACGAGCTGATCAGCCTGCGCCTGAACGGCTACGACTTCAGGGTCGATGTATGCCCAATCGCACCGTCCGGGATGGTTCTTGAAGATCGTGCACCCCGTGCCCAACTCGAAACGCCGGTTAAAGCAGCATTCAAGATCTGCCAAGCTCTGCGCCGAGGAGCCTTCCTTCCAGCACAAGAACACATCTGAATCCGGTTCGGTGCGAGAGCCGGTACGGAGGAAGGCGGCGTGGAAATCGTGGGGCACGTCTTCGACCAGACACTGAAGGTCCGTGGACAACGTCCAATCGACCGAGCCATGGGGCGTAGGGATCTTCGCTGCGTTAGCTCGGACACTGTCATCGACCTGGATCGTGGCCGGACATCGGAATGTCATCTTGGAGCCTCTCGATCGCTGGACGGTGTCATGAAGCGGCTCGTATGTCGTGCTGCTGGGCCCAGGTCGCGACGTACTCACGAGACCAGTCGCAGCATCCTTGGCATGCGTAGCCGGGTGCGGTGACGCCGTTAACGGTTATGGGGCCGATGAAGGTCACGGACTCTGCGCGCCGGCAGAGCCAGCAGAGACCTACAGCCCAGGTCTGGGCCGTCACGCTTTCGGCTCCACGATCGCGAAGTCGTTGAAGGTGCGCTGGAACCGTTGGTGCCGGGTCTGGGCTGTGTGCTCGACCATCCACCGGTTCGCCGTTTCTTCGTCGGCGTTCTCCGGGGACGCCGCGCCACAGTCGGCGGACTCTCCGGTGACGCAGACAGCAGCCCATGTCAGAGCCCCGCCAGGGTCGCGCCTGGTTGTGTAGTTCACGAAGCGGAAGACTCTAGTGGGACTCATGGGAGGCTGATCTCGTTCTTCTTCGCGTACGCTTTCAGTACTGCCTTGGTGAAGGTCGCGGTGTCGGTCATATACTCGAATGCCGCGAACGTTGGCGTCGATCTACTCGGCCGGCCCGGCAGGTCCAGGTGCTTGTACACCATCTGGAACAGCTTGAGGACGTCCTCGTCCTGCTCCGCCCCCAGGTCTTCGGCGAGCAGCAGTCCCAAGCAGCCGATGAGGCGAGTCGTCCTGAGGTCGATATCCTCTCGGGTCGACGTGCTCAGGCTCATGGCTAACGCCTGGTCAGCAATGGCAAGGATGGTCACCGTGTCGATGGGCATGCTGTCGACGCTCGCCTGAGGTTCCTTGGTCACGCTCGCCACCGCGCTTCTCCCTTGGTTGCCTGATTACTAGACAACCGCCGGAGACCAAGATCAGTTAACACAAACCTTGCACAACGGGCCACGCAGGCAATGAATCTGACGGTGCGTATATCGGCCCGCGTGCGACAGTGGGCGCATGGAGAGCACCCCCGCACCCGGCTCGAACATCGCCGTACTGCGCAAGGCACGAGGACTCGGGCAGAGCAAGCTCGCCCGCATGGCTGGTATCTCTGTGTCCTACCTCAGCAAGATCGAGGTAGGCACGCGGCCAGTTACGCCGCCGCTGGTTGCGGCCTTGGCAAAGGCCATGAAGGTCCCCACCCAGCGCATCTACGGTCAGCCGTTCCTGGGGCCATCCGAACAAGCTGACCTTCTCAACGACCTCCGTGGCTCGGTGCGGCGGTACACGCTGCCGAAGGAAGACGTACCCGACCCGGCGCAGTTGGCGGCCGACGTGGAGAAGGCCATGAACCTGCGGGCGGGGGCCAAGTACCTGGAACTGCTCGGGATGCTCCCGAAGCTCCTGGACCAAGTCACTTCGACTGCCCTCACCGCCGCGTCTGGAGAGGCTGGCGCCTGGACTCAGGTGGCTGATGTCTACGGCTGCGCCTACGCAGCGGCTCATCGGCTTGCGCAACCGGACCTTGCCGACATGATCGTGTCTCGGCAGGCATGGGCGGCCCAGCAGACCTGGAACCCGGAGGCCGAAGTCGCAGCGGCCTGGAATGAGGCCGGCACCTACCAGTCAGCCGGACAGTACGACGATGGTCTTGCCATCGTGGAGAGGGCCATCAGCAAGTACGAGAGCGCGTCTTCGAGCGATACGCCTGCCCGAGCGCTCTCCCTTGGCTCCCTGCACCTTCGAGGGATCGTCCTCGCCTCTCGACACAAGGACAAGCAGGCCACCGCGGACCACCTTGCGAGGGCCAAAAAGTACGCCCTCGGAATCCCGAACGATGTTCTCAGGCACAACTTGACCTTTGGACAGGAGAACACGGCTCTGTACGAGCTGGCAGCACACATCGAGATGGGGAACCCGGACCGCGCTGCCGAGATGGGGGAGCCTCTCCTAGCCACTCCGCCCTCGACACTGACGCCGAGCCGACTGGGCCGCATGTTCATCGACATCGCTCGGGCCCGGCTCGACACGAAGGACTATGCCGGCGCGGAAGAGGCGCTTGAGAAAGCCTTCCTGATCGCACCTCAGATGGCCGAGGTCCATCCCATGTCCAGAGAGGTAATCCGAGTGCTCTTCGTGCTACACCAGAGGGCGCGTCCCCAGCTGATGAAGATGGCCAAGAGGGCTGGCCTGGCTGATTAGCGTGTGAGCTGTCACTGAGAGGCCCTGGCCGTCAAGCCAGGGCCTCTTTGGGTGCTAAAGAGGGTCCCGGTTGGCCCTACAATCTGGGCATGGCCCAGAAGACTGTTATCACTTACTCGGACGATCTCACAGGCGAAGAGTCTGAGGAGATCGGTACTCACACCATCCTCATCGACGGGGCTGGGGTCGAAATTGACCTCTCCACGGAGAGTCATGACGCCCTGCTGGAGCTTCTGAAGCCCTACTTGAGCGCTGAGGGCGCTCGGCGGGTGCGAGGAGGCATCTCGGCTGCTGGCGCGAAGGCAAAGCGCCGAGCTGGGGGAACGGCCGGCGCCTCGGACACGGCCAAGATTCGGGCCTGGGCCAAAGAAAATGGCCACGACGTGAATGACCGGGGTCGAGTTCCGGCTTCAGTGAAGGAAGCCTACGAAAAGGCCAATGGCTGAGGCCCTGATACGAGCTATTCGTGAATGAATTGCGGGCCCCCTCTCCGGTGGAGGGGGCTAGGCAACTCGGTTAGGCACCATAGAGGGCATATAACCCCCACCAAAAAAGATGTCGGTGTCAATCTGGCCATGTCTGGACACCCGAGCCCTCAACTGAGGCTCAGCTCACGCCTGTTGACCTAATTCATTCATTCAAGACGGGCGAGTGAGGGGGCAACAGAGCCGGTTGACCGACCTCCCAGCCTCTGAGAGCTGCTGTACGGGCTTGGGAGGGGTCAGTTGGGGCCTGGTGTGGTAGGGTTCGCTACGCGGCCGTCTACGGGACGCACAGAGCTTCGAAAAATTAATACCCGTACACGCTGGAAGGACAGCACCCCCGGTGGGTCCTTTCTGAATGTATATATGGATTACCCCCCATTCAGCCTAAACGGCCGAGTGAATGAATGAATTCGAGGGGGAATTAATTCATGAATACAGTCATGCGGGGGCATCCCTGACTGGCACTCAGATATTCAGCGTGTAATGCAAAGCATGCATCAGTGAATAGCAAACTAATTCGCACCCACGCATTCGTGAATCGCAAATAGTAAATGGTTTAGACCTGCTAATGCGAATAGCGAATTGTTAGATTGGGTAAGTGTCTGAATTGACCCGCATTGTGGGGAATCCAATGCGCGCGGTCGCTCTGCATTCGGACACGAATTAATAACGCTTGGGTGCGCAAGATGATTACAAACAGCCGTTTTCAGTAACAGGCTCATAACGCACTGGTCTAAACCACCACTCCATATTGGGCTAGACCACTATCTAGAATTGGTCTAGACGTGTCCATGTTGCGGGTATTTGTGAGCACCCCTATATGTGACGCCCATCACAGACATTCGCCCCTATCTAGCCTGCATTGCCCGAATTGATCCTGGGCGATCCATGCCTTGATGTCTGAATTAATTAATTGTGTCCACCCACCCTCTCTGTGCGGCAAAAGTTGAGTCGGTGACGGAATTCGTGGAGTGTTCTGCCTGTCGCCGAACGCGGCCCGGACACACGGGGCGCAGGGCGCGACACCCGCTCGATCACATGGGCTCGCATCCCAAGTGTTCGGGCAGGGGACCGGAGCGACCCCGCTTACATGCGGGCCGCACCCACACCGGCGGGTGAGGGTGCGCGGCTCCTCCACACAGGAACGTGTGGAGGGTGCTGGCCGATAGGCCGCGCAAAGGGACCCCTGGCTACTTGTGAACTGAATAGAGGGATCTCGCGTCGGGCGACTAGCAACCGCCCGTAATCGAGACGACCGTGTGGGGAGAAGTGCGCTTCGGCGAACGATCCTGAGGGCGAGAACCCGTTTTTAGGTGTGTGCAATGACGGCGCATCTAGGGCGGCCGGAAGCGTGCTGGCCAAAGTGGCACGCTAAGCGGAAAGCGTAGGGGAAGACACACACCACACGAAGGCACGGGCAGGACTAGCAACTCTGCCCGTGGCCGGAAAACCAGCGGGTTACCTAAGGAACCTTTGAGCCGCCCTTGTGGGGCGTGACGCAATGACCAATGCGCAGTGAGGCTACGTCGGAGGTACGTAGCGGGAGCGCGAGCAGGGACGGGTAACCCAATCAGGCGCACAACGATGATGCGCCGTACGTGATGCCGCTCGGAAAGCTGGACGGGCGGCCCCAAGTCGGAAGTGGCTCCATGCGCACTGAGAATTCGCTCAGTGCGCTTGGTTCATGTCCGGAGGGGATTCGATGGCTTCGATCAATACCACGCGCGCTCACGGGGCGGACGTGTGGGGTCGACCGGGTGAGCGACTGCCCAATAAGCGCAAGTCCAAGAAGCGCGGCACGATGGCTGCGCGTCCGATCACTCGCGGGCTGCGGGCCCGCATCGTGGTCAAGCCCTGTGCATAGCCCTGTCCTAAAAGTTGAGTCGGTGAGGAGTTTTGGAAAGTGAGACCCAACATGCGCAAGCGTGGAATGACCCTGTCGGCTCTGGTGCTGGCCGCTGCCGCGTTCACGGGCGGTGCGATCTACGGGGACGCCACAGCTCCCCAGCTCCAGCCGTGCAAGTCCGAGGAGTCGGTGAACTGTTACTGGGACGCGGGCAAGCAGGGCAACGGGCGCGGGATGTCCTTCGTCGTCGACCAGGCCGGAAATGTGGCCTACGTGGACACCTTCAACGACGGCTTCAGGGACAGCAAGCAAGACGACTGCGACCAGGGGTTCACGCCCGCATGTTCCTGGCTCGTCGAGACCCGCTGACTCGCTACCGCTACGGAGGACTCCCCATGCTCAACATCTGGATTCGCGTGTCCGTGCTCGACGAAGAGTTTTCGGTCTGGCGCGAGGTTGACACTGTCCGCGGCGACGAGGCCGGGACGCTCGCACAGGACTGGATGGCGAGAGGCTTCGAGGTCCGTTCGCGGGTCGCACCCTCCCCGCCGGCCGTCTATCTCAGCACGTATCAGCAGCAGATCGAGAACCCTGCCACGTGTGTCCTCAACCCGGTCTGACACTTGGCGGGTCCTATCGCGCCCTTCGGGGCGCGGTGGAATCCGGTAAGCGTCCGAGCGATACCGGTGTGTGTGAAAGGTCGATATGGCACAGCACGTGAACGCGCAACTCCTTGTTGAGCACTTGCGCAAGAGGACCACTCTTCAGCTCTGCGAGGACTACACGGCCATGTCGCAGGGTGATGTGGAGTGGCACAAGATCGCTGCTCGAATGATCAGCGACGTCCTGTTCGAGCGTGACCAGATGTCATGGTTCGAATGGCAGCTCGACGGGTCGGGCCTGTTCGGTCCGGCAGACCCGGCACGCTTCTTCATGCCGTAAAAGTTGAGTCGGTGATCGGCTCGTAGGTAGGCCAAAGTACCTGCGAGCCTGTCGAGTTGAGAGGACATCCATGCCTGTTTTCTTCCTGCCGTCGACTCGCGAAGAAGACGAGTTGGCGGCCTACCTGATGCAGAGACGTGACGAGCCCTGTTGGCTCTGCAAGCGCGAGACGCGCAAGACCTGCGGCGGATACATGTGCTGGGAGTGCCAGGCCACGAAGCCGATTTGGGCGGCGCACATAGACGCCATCAGCAAGGCCGAGTACGAGCGCAAGGCGCTTGCCTATGTCGGCCCGTGCCTGTCCTGCGCAAAGCGTCTGGTCGCTGGCGGCTTTGAGTGCGTGACCTGCCGTGCGGAATGGACGGCTTGAGATGGAGCCCAAAGAACTGCGGCTCGGGTGGAATTCCTGGCCGTGTGGCTGCCAGTTCATCGTCAATCCGAATTGGCGCATTGTGTGCAGCTTCGACGGACCGAATCACGGTGAGTGCGCAGAGATGGCCGTCTTCAAGGACGAGATCTTGCGCCTCGTGACGAAGGTGCCAACGGACTGGGAAGCCATTCGGCTAGTCAACCGCAAGCGGGCCGGACACCTTGGATTCCCCGCGGAGTTGATAGAGCGCGGCTGGCCTCTGAGAGAAAGGCGGTTTCATGCGTAAGGCCGAACTCGAAAAGGGAAACCGAGGAAATTCCGCTGTCCCTGTGATCAAGGGGCAAACCGATTTCCTCGCCGAGTGGCGAGAAACGGGGCTGATCACCGATGCCCAGCTCGCGACCTTCACCCGTACCTGCCAGCCCGCCGCGAAGGGGCGCTGATGTCCAAGTTCGAAACGCCCGAGGCCGAAGAACTTTATTACCTCCAGCCCGAGCAGGAGGTAGGCGACAGCGTTGAGGGGCCGGCCTGGTTCGGGCTCTACCAGCTCGAAGCCGTGATCCTCACCGAGGACTCTCAGGGGAACGTCTGGCTGCGCAAGTACGACACCACGTCCGAGCTGAATGAGGCATGGGAGCTGATCATCCAGAACACCTACCCAGTGAAAGGGGCAACGTGATGCCTCGTAAGAACAAGCCGGAAAGCAAGCCCTACGCCTACCCGCTCGCCATCCGCGGCGGGAATTACGGCTACAACTCGCTTCACGTCTGGGAGAGCCAGGAAGGTGGCGAGCAGTACCAACTCCAGTGGCGAGAGCATGAGCGTTCGATCATCCGCGTCTCTCGGATGATCGACGAGGGAACCTACTGGTTCAACAACTGGGACAACTCGCAGGGTGGTACACCGTCCACGTGGGAGGAGATCGACGTAATCGACCTCGGGGACACGGAGTTGCGATTCATGTTCACCGTGATGGAAGCCTATGCCGCCAAGAAGTTCGGCGTAGTCGACGTTCGTCCCCTCTGAGGAGGATTTATGCGCCCCTACTCCGAACTCACTGCTCTTCCGCCTGAGGCTTTTCTGAAACCTGAGGACTTCGCTACGGAGTTCGACGGCAGGGTTCCCGGACGTGCGGAAGAGCAGTACCGCAAGGGCCTGGAAATCTCGCACGAGTACGACCGTGTGGTGATCCGGGCGAACGGTACTTGGGCGGCTGAGTGCGGCCCGTACTACCCCGAAGCCAACATCTACATGGGCAATGCCGCCTACTCGTACGAGGGAATCGGCTACCACGGCAACACCGCCGATCTGCTGCGCGGTTTCCTCGACGGCCCCGCACCCATCGACGTGGAGCGTCGCCAGCCGGATTACAGCGTGAGCACCACCCGCATCAAGGAAGGGGAGAAATGATCGAGAAGAAGTTCAAGCGAGGCCAGGCGGTCTACGACAGCAGCGCTCTCGGGCGGGAGCGGGTGACCGTAGTGCGGTACACCGCTCACGACCTTATCGAGATCAAGGACCAGGCCGGACGGAAGGGCTGGATCAACTCGGACGACGCAAAGGCATGGGCGAACTCGTGAGCAACGAGAAGACCTACACCGAGGATCGGGTGAGCGAGGCCGCGAATGCGGCCATGGACCTGGTCATCCAGGACATCGAGTGCGACCAGGAGATGGAAGACCTGCTGTCGCTCTTGGTGAACGCGACCATAACCGTCCTCACATCCGACATGCAGGCCGACTTGGAAGACGTCGTCACCGAGAACTACGGCCAGGACCTGGACGAGTTCAAGAGCGAGAGGGGGTGGTGATGAACGCCTGGCACAACGGAATGGCGCTCAAGGCGGCCAACTGTCCCCAGCTCCTGACGCTGTTCACGACCTCGGCCGGAACGGTCCGCATGTGCAACACCCACGTCCGCTACTGCAAGACATGTAACCCCCGTCAGTGGGAGATCGAGGACACCTCGATCCTGGAAGTCCTGGAGGAGAGCAAGTGAGCAAGGTCGATTTTCAGGTGAGCTGGAGCCGGAAGACACCGGGCGAATCGCACGTCTCGTTCTCGGGAGACCGAACGCCGTGTAACGGCGGACTCCCGGTCATCATGGCTGAGCCCATCTACTCGTCGGAGTTGAAGGACGTGAGTTGCTCCGTCTGCGGGGCCTACGTCCTCTTCGACGTGGAGGCTGCGCGTAAGGCGGCCCAGCAGTACGTGACGGACCACGCTGGCACGGCGACGTGGAGCGGCCTGGACCGTATCGAGTTCGCGAGCAACGTCATGGACCGAGCCGCCGGGGTCGCGTTCGACGTCCAGCGGAAGCACGGCAGTTGGAACAGCAATCGCGCATTCTCCGAGTTCATGGCCGGTGGCGGATGGATGACCGACAAGAGCCATGAGGCGGGACTCATCGGCATGACCGCCCTCGCGGTGTTTGAGGCGCTCAAAGAGCGTGAGCCCTCGCCGGAGTAGCCGCACCTCCCCAACCCCCAACCGAGGCCAGGAATCCCCCTGGTCTTTTTTCATGCCCGAAAGGACTCAGCATGCGTATCCCGTTCATCACCCACTGGCTTATCCACCGCGACATGCGGGACACCGCTCTGACCATGCTCGTGCAGTCGAACGTCCAGCTCCACGAGGACCTGGAGAAACTTCGTCTCCAGATGGGAGCCAGGGACCCGAAGCGTGAGGTTCTGCTGATCGCCGCCATGGAGCTGGTGGACAAGTTCGATGACCCCAACCTGGCGCACGGTGTTGCACCGCATCTGTCCGAGCTGGAGTTGGCACCGCTCACGGGATTGATGCACGCGGCCGGCCGTCACGATGCGGCTGAATTCTGGGAGCGCTACCAGGTCGCCGGCGACGACAGCGAACCCGAGGACGACCAGGACAACGCCGCCGCTTCCGTCTGACGCGGTTCCTGTTTGGTGGCGGCCGGGAATTCCCGGCCGTTCGCCACGGGTAACCGATTGAGAGGAGAGCAGATGTCTCGCAAGTACACCAAGCGAATGAAGTTCCAGAGTGCTGTGCAACGGGAGTTGCTGGAAAAGCTCGTCAAGGCACACGGCCAGTGGGAGAAGGACCGAGAGGAGTCCTTTCGAGAGATCCCCTCGTATGCCCCCGTCGACGGGGACCAGCCCTGTATTGACGAGGAAATGGGTGTCTACGACGAGAGGGACACCAACTTCGCGTTCGATGCCCAAGACACCTGGACCGCCTTCGCCGAAGAGGCGCGCAAGTTTCTGGAAATGGAGAGTGCAAATTGAGCTGGAGAAGCGTGATTCCGGCGGTCATGGGACGAATCAGTCAGCGGGGAAACCTGAAGCCGTTCACTGTCGTCCGCGACTGGGACCCGGAAATATTCATTGAAGGGTGGGAGCAATTTCACATGACGGATGAGCCCCAGCTCTTCCACGTGTGGGCCACCAGCGGCTCGAACGCCTCGGACGAGGCCGAGTCGGAAGCGGTCAAGCGGTTCGGGGAATCGGCTTCTTACCTGCACGCCGTCGCTGTTCTTCAGGGCCACGTGCCCTTCGCCCAGAACTGAAAGGAAAGAAAATGGCGCGCTGGATTATGGCCCTTGGCGAGCGTACCGACTCCAACAATCCGAGATATGCGGAGATGCCCGCCCCTAAGGACGCGAGGGCGGTTGCTCTCGTGGAGAAGTTCGAGCACCTGTTCAACATCATGAACCAGTGGAGTGAGTTGTACGGGGCCGAATTTACGGTGTGGGCGGAGACGACGACGGCTGAGCGTCTGGAGGACGCGTCCGAGTGGTCTGAGGAGGACGGCCCGCACATCCGCATGGACCGTATGGAGGGCGGATTTATCACGGTCAGCGATTACCGGATGGGCCGCTGTATCTCCCCGAGCAACGCCGTGTTGGAGGTGCGTGCCTGATGGAACATCCGGAAATGACGCTCACTTTCGTGGAGTTCCCCAAGCCGAGGCGCTGGACCTCCGATGGGGGCCGACTCCACTGGGTGGCGTACGGCAACGTCGTGGTCTCGTGCTCCGAGCACGGTGAGGTGTTCAAGGCGCTTTCCTCCTCACTCATGGAGAAGGAACACCCGTGGATGAACAGGCAGGCCACCCTTTGGGAGGGCAATCACCTTCGGCAAGACCACGGAATTGATCGAGGCTGGTGACCTGTGCCGTACCCCAAGGACTACAGCGGAAATTGCATGACCAACTGCGGCCGGCCCGCGACTCGATGGGTCGACATCGAGCGATACGGAGACAAGCGGTTCGTCTCCTGGCCGCACTGTGACGAGCACGCCGAACGGTGGGAGGAGGACGAAAACGTGACCACTCGTCCTCTGATCGTCAGGTGACCGAGCCGGACCCGGACCTTGTCCGGGAATTCATGGTCCACGAGAGGCTCCGGAGCGCCGACGACGGAGGGTCGCCCACCGATCCAGAGATCCGCTACTTCCGCGAGTACTACCCCCGCCATCTGGCGCGCTTGAAGCGTGAGGCGGAGCAGCGCGAGAAGGAAACGCGGATGTGGGCAGAAGCCGCCGAAGATCGTAAACGGGCTGAGCATCAGATCTGGCTCATGAAGGACATGCGCGAATGGGGCCGTGAGAACGGCTATTTCGTGGGCACGCGGGGCCGCATTCCGCGGCGCGTGATCGAGGCATACAACGAAGCGAAAGGACATGCGTGAAGCACACACATGTGGCCGTGGGCCTGGTCCCCGACGGCCTCACCAACCTCGGAGTGGTCGTCGAGTGGACGCCTGGCAGTGAGAAGTACGCCATGACCCTGATCACCGCAGAGGGGCAAGTCCTCGAAGGCCACGACTACTACGCCACCGGGAAGGGGCCGATCGGCTACACCCCGGATGACTCCGAGCTGGACATGCTCGTGTACCGGGGCCTGGTCAGCATCGTCCCTCTCCCGGCGCGGTTCGTCCGGAGCCTTGCGGGCTTCGCCTACTTCAAGTGGTGGGCGCCCGTGGACATGTCCAACAAGCAGCGTGCGAAGTTCGGGGCGGCCGAGTGAGCGCGATGAAGGACTTCCTCCTTGACTCCGCCTCGGTGGGCGACAGAGCCAAAGCTGCCGCTGCGAAGCCGGACTTCAACGAGAGCTTTGTGGCCCTGCGGAGCGTGTTCCAAGACTGCGGACACGTAGCGGGCGCCTACGCAGACCCGGACGTGGTTGTCCGCGCTCTGGTGGCTCACGTGGTCGAGGAGTGGCAGGCCGGCCGCCGAGTACTGGCAGGTGTGTCATGAGTGACGAGGCAAAGCGTATTCGTGCACTCGTGGCGAAGGAGTACGAAACATGGTCAGGGTTCGAGCCTGAGGGAGACAGAGCCCACGTCCTTCGTTGCCTGCTCTGGGAAATCGACCATCCGTCTGACGCTGAGCAGACAGCGGAGGTCTGGTCTGCCTGGGTGGACGAAGTAGAGCCCCGATGGCCAGATGACAACACGTTCCTTCACCCGGAATGGGTTGAGAAAGTGCGCCGTGAGGGAGAGGAGTCCGCAGCAGCGATAGCGGCAGCGCGTACTGCGGGCTGACTTGGTCGAACATCTTTAACGAAGGGCCGGGAATAGAATTCCCGGCCCTTCGTCATGGGTGCTCGTAGCCAAAGTACGAGTGTTCGGATCTATTCGCAAAGGAGCCTATTGGAATGGCGACCAAGGTTATCAAGTCTGTGACGTGCGACCCGTGCGAAAAGAAGGGCGAGGAGCGCGAAGCGGTCGGGAAGCTCGAAATCTTCGGCGACGAGTACGACGTGTGCGAGGAGCACGGCGGGAAGTTCCGGACCTGGTTCGCGGAAGCGCTCGGCAGCAGTCAGCTCGCCGCGCAGACCGCGTAAGAAGAGGAGGCAGGAAGTGACCACGTTCGAAGCGATGAAGTACGGCCCTCTGGGCGAGGCCGTTGAGGCGGTCATGCCGTCGAGTGAGGCCGATCCGATCGGGGTGTGGGCAGCGTGCCTTTCCCTGTACTCGTCCGCGATCAGTCGGAAGGTCCGGCTGGACAACGGCCGGCCCGTCGTGGTCTGGACCGTCCTTGCGGGCCGATCGGCCATCGGCCGGAAGGGCTACGCACTCAATACCGCGAGGGGAATCCTCCGTCCGGTCATCGGCGGGTACATGGAGGCTCGTATACGTGACGGCGTCTCGTCTGGCCCGTCGCTGGTGGACATGCTGGCCAAGCTGGAGCTGGAAACGATGGGCTCCGAGCTGGGGATCGACGGCCGGGCCATGCTGGTGGAAGAGGAGTGGGCGAGCGTCCTCAAGACACAGAAGCGGTGCAGCAAGTTCAGCACCCTCTTCCGTACGGCTTGGGACGGCAAGCCGATTTCGAATCGCACGAAGAAGGAGGGCCTACAGTCGGTCCAACGGCCACTGCTGGGCTTTCACAGCCACATCACGCCTGGTGAGTGGGCCAAGTACGTGTCTTCGAGCGAGGCCCTGGGCGGCTCGTACAACCGTCTCCTTCCGGTCCTGGTGCAGGGCTCGAAGATGTTGCCGTACGACCACAAGCCGACGTTCCCGGATGTGGCGCCGCTGGCGGCGGCCTTTAAGTGGGCGGCCGAGGAAGAGCGGGTTATGAGCTTCGACAAGCCTGCCGGCCGCCGGTTCGACGAGCTGAGGGCCTACATCGAACAGCGCATGGCAGAGATGCCCGAGCTGCTGTCGAGCTACATGGAACGGGCCGCTGAGCAGGTTCAGCGAATCGCCGCGGTGCTCGCGGCCTCCGAGAAGAAGACGAAGATCAGCAGGCGTGCCGTTGAGGCGGCCTGGGCCTTCGTTCAGAAGTCCATGGCATCTGTCGAGCAGCTGGTTCGCGATGCGGCCGACCAGGGCGCGAGGCCGATGAAGACCACGGAAGAGCTGGTTCGGGAAATCCTCACTCGCTACGGAGGCGAGGCGTCCAGCACCACGCTTCTCCGTGCCCTGGGCACCCGTGCCAACGCGGCGGCCCTGAAGGAGGCTGTTGCGGACATGGATGACGTCGAGGTCTACAAGCTGCAACAGCCCGGACGAGGGGCAAAGCCGATCATGTATCGGCTGACCGAGGGAGTCGAAACGGAGGTTCCGGAATCCACTGAAACGGAATCCAAGGCTCCACATTCTGGCAAACCTGTGCTTAGGGTGGTCGTCGGACAGGATTCAAAGCCCCCAAAGAAGCCTCGTAAGGTCCGTGAGGTCGCGGCTGTTGCCCCACCTGCTGCACCCACTAATCCGATCTTGGCCCTTCTGTAGAGAGCCGCACTATGCACCAGGAACAGCCCACCAGCCTTAGCGATATGTCGTCGACGCCCGCTCAACGTGCGGCAGACGAGTGGCTAAGGCTGGACCGCGAAGAGCGGGATACGCGCCGCAAACTGATCAAGAGGCGTAGGGCTGTCACTCAGAGCCGTGCCCGTGCTCGGAACGGGCCGGTCTCTGTGGTCCGCGTTCACCCAGTGGTGATGAAGGTGGCCCTTCGAGCCGCTGGGGGCGACGCGAGCCGCATTCGCATCGTCAGCGAGACGGAAGTGTGGGTTGAGTAGACACACCCTTAGGAAACGACCAGAAGGCCGCCTTCAGTGCACCACGTGCAGGGCGGCCTTTCTTGCGCCCGAGAACGCAGAGAGAGCACGGGCCGACTGTGAGGGCCGGCCCCTCCCTCACGGACATCCGTATAGCCGTCAGCACGTGGTCTACCCCACTTGGTACGACCAGGGAAATGGCAGGGGCCCTGACCGGCTGTGCGATGAACTCGGCTGCTTCTGCATGCATCACGAATGCGACTGCGACGTATGCACGGGGCGCATTGACGTGCCCGTACTCAACATCCTCAACGACAGTCATGAAACCGAAGTGGAGATCAGCATGACGAACAAGATCGAGGTCCACCTTCCGGCGACGGCCCGTAAGTGGGCGACACGGACTATGGACGCGGATACCCAGGCCGAGCGGGATCTGATGGACGCCTGCAAGGCGCTCGGACTCGGTAACTCCCAGAGGTCGACCACGGTCCCCCTGACGAACAGCGCCCTCGGCGTGCTGATCAGGCAGGCCCGAAAGTGGGTGATCAAGAACGACAACAACAATGAGTGGATGGCGGGGAAGAGCATCTTGGCCCGTCATGAGATGGACTACGCGCCGGATGACCCGCGCGAGACCCGGCACGAGATCAAACTTCCCGCAAGCCTGTCAGGCAGCCTGGTCAGTCCGTACGTCTCGGACTTCGCGAAGGACACGAGCATCCCGGAGGCCGTGAAGGAAGACCTCTTGGCCATGACGTGGGCGAAGACTGGAGCCTCGGGCCGCGTCCGCACCGAAACCCTGGGGTGGCTCCTGGGGAAGATGGACCGGTTCAAGGACTACGACAGCAGTGCCGTGAAGCGGGCGGCTCTGAAGTTCATCGGCACCCACACCGGGGCGTACGAGCAGACCGGGCGACTCATCAACGGCTACCTCGGGACGGGCGAAGAGGATGACGCCCCCAAGGAGGCGACGAAGCGCCTGGTCTTGGTGGCCTGCGGCGGAAAGAAGTCCCAGAGGCAGGGGAAGATCCCCGCCGGCGAGCGCTACATCGGGAACTACTTCACCGCCTGCCTGATGGCCTCAGAGGTCATGGACGGCGTGACGATGGTCCTCAGCGCGAAGTACGGGCTGATCCCTCTCACCGAGGAGATCGAGAACTACGACGTGACGATGGGCGACAAGGACAGTGTCCGTCTCGGATTCGTGAAGCGACAGGTCGAGGAGCTGGGCCTGAAGAACGCGACGGTCACCGTCCTCGGCGGAGAGAGGTACGTGAAGGCGGCTCGGCAAATCTGGCCGGACGCAGAGGCGCCGCTGAAGGGCGGTATAGGGCAGCAGCTCAAGCAGCTCGCTGAGATGTACAGCGGTGACCCGTTGGACGAGGACGAGCACCAGGACCAGGAGCACGAAGGACCGGACGAGTGGAAGTCCGGCCAGTTCCGGAACGTCATGGGCCTGCCAGGGCGGTACCACTCACATGGCCTGGTCGTCTGGTTCGGTGGCAAGGCAGGCAAGAGAAACCCTCAGCCGGGTCAGTGGGTGAAGGTCAATGTCATCTACATCGGAGAGGGCCGGTACGACCTGATCGACGTGAAGACGGATCAGAAGGTTATGACGTGCAGCCTGGTCTCTCAGATCCACTGGTCCCCCGCACAGACCCCCATGCGGAAGGAGGAGCCCGCGGCAGTTGAGGAGACGATGCCGCCTGGCGGCTACGAGGTGCCAGCCAACTTCCTCGAACTGGCTGAGGAAGGTAACACGGACCAGGCCAAGGCGTACTGGAAGCGCCGTTGCGAGGAGTACCGGAGGACGGGAAAGTGAATCCATCCGATATGCCTCAGCAGAGAAGAGTGCGCCCCGTGCAAGGGCGCTTTTCTTATCTGGCCTACAAGTGGCAGAATCTCAGTAAAACCCAAGGTTGGGAGGAGCCCTGTGGCAGCAGTTCTCAAAAGCCCGAGCGATATAAGCCCGTCGGCGAGTCAGGCTGAGTTCGCTTTTTTCCGGTGCCGTCGGTGCGGAGCTGATCCCCTGGTCCTGATTGAGGACCAGCATGGCAGACATCACTACCGGATTGATGACCCTGACACGCGAGAGCCTCACACTGATGTGGTGCCCCTCGGGTACGTCGATGGGGTGCTGACCCGGTTCTGATCACGAACGGCCGCACGGCCCTGGAACGCCAAAGTATCCAGGGCCGTGCAGCTACATCATAGCCGGAACGCAGAAAAGCCCCCCAGCCCGAAGGCTGGGGGGCAGTTCATCTCTCACCCGAGGTAGACCCCTCTACCTCAGCTCTTGGGCCGTCAGGCCGTGTAGGGCGGATGGGCAGCGGGCTCGTGCGAAGTCGCAGCGAACTCGTCCTCCGCAGCGGCCTTGTTCTGGAGACGCTCGATCTCGCGAAGCGCGTACTGACCGGCCTCGGCCAGGGCCCACGCGGCGGCAGTCTTGGTGTCGTGCTTGCGCTGAGCGACCTCACCGAGGCCGAGGAACGCGGCTCCGACACCCACCAGGGCTTCCCACGGAACGCCGGGGTATCGAGCGACCAGGACGGGCGTGATCGAGCCGAGCAGACCGATCAGGCGGACAGCGTGCCGGGCAATGAATTCCTTCATAGAGGCTCCTAAGCGGGGGTCACTTGCAAGAGGGCTTGGTGCTGGTTGCCTTCGGAGTCGCCTTGGCGGTCGCCGACTTGGTCGGCTTCGCGCTGGGCTTGCTCGCAGGCTTCTTCGTCGCGGTCGGCGACGGCTTCGCCGGCACAGTGATGGTCTGGCCGGGCTGGATCTTGTCCGGGTTCTTGAGGCTCGGGTTGGCCGTCAGCAGGGACGCGAGGGTGACGCCCGCAGCCAGGGCGATCGAGGAAAGCGTCATGCCGGACTTCACGATGACCTTCTTCAGGCCCGCCTTCGGGGCCGCGTGCTTGGCCGCAGGGCCGTCAGCCTTTGCGGCGTACGTGAAGCCGGACTTGCCCTTGAGAGCAGGGTCCGCAGTGGTCACGCCCTCGGGGAACTTCGGCAGGCCGTAGCCGTAGGTGCTCGCGTCTCGGCGAGCACGCTTGCGGAGGTAGACCCCGTTGCCCTCCGGGGAACCGCTGGTGTTGGTGTTCCCCTCGACGGTGTAGACGTAGGTCGAGTCATAGGCATAGACGATGCCGGTGTGGGTCCCGCCGTTCGGGCCGAAGAGCACCTGGGCGCCGATCGCCGGGTACTCGCTGAACCGGCCCTTCTTTCGGAACCAGTCGAGCGCGTAGGCGCAGGACGCGGTACGCGGGAAGAGGTCGTTGTTCCCAGACTTCAGGGCCGCCCAGGAGACGAAGAGTGCGCACCATGGGTAGTGGCCGGCGCTCACCCATGCCATGCCGGGCACCTGCCCGGCGTACTTCTCCGTGTTGTCCCAGTGGCCGTTGGCGAAGCCTTCCTTGTAGCCAACTTCTGCCTTTGCTATGCGAATCAGTTCTGCGGCACCACTCATGATGACCCCCTTCAGGGCATGAAAAAGGAGGCCGGGGAGAAACCCGGCCTCCGAGGAAGTGTTTGTCAGATACGGAGTGCGGCAACTCTCTCGGGATCGAGTGCAGTCAGCAGCTCCACAAGCCGCTTGTTCTCGTCCTCAATCCGAGTCAGCCGTTCCTTGATCTCAGTCAGGTCTTCCGAAAGGCGGTCAGCGCGAGCCTTCTGGGCTTCGGCTTCCTCTTTCCAGACCTTCGCGGTATTGATCCGCCATGCGGCCTTCGTCATCACAACGGCGGCTATGGCAGTAGCGGCCATCCCCGCGTAAGCCATGAGGGCCTGAACATCCATGGGTCCTCCTTACGCAGGTGCGATGGTGGTTACCGTCCCGCTGCTGCCTCGCCACTTGAGGGCGCCGCCAGAGGCGAAGAGGATTCCTCCGCCGGTCGGGTTGGTGGTGGGGGCGGTGGTCGCGTTCTTCATCGAAAGGACCGCGCCAGCGGAGCCCCCGAGGTCCGCGGCGGTCGCACCGAGCTGGAGCGCGGCGGGGAAGTAGTGGGTCGCGCGGGAGACAGGGTTTCCGGCTCCCGTGATCTCGAAGACCACATTGCCGTTGGCGTCCTTGAACAGGGCCAGACTGGTGGCAGAGGAGGATGCGGAGACGACCTCCAGGCCCACGGTCGACGTGTCGTTCTGCTGGATGAACACGCGGCCGGCGTTGGCCGTGCCGTCGACCGAGAGTGTGTCGGCGACGAGGTTGTTCGTCATCAGGCCGCCCGGCTGGAGCGAGGCCGGGCCAGGGCCGAGGCTGCTCACGGCGTAGGTGTAGCCGCTGACGCCGTTCTTGGCCGGGTCTGCCGTGGTGACGCCTTCCGAGTAGGAAGGGAGTCCGTACCCGTAGACATTCGCATCGGAGCGCTTGCGCTTGCGGAAATAGACTCCGTCACCCTCGCTCGACCCGTTGTCATTCGTATTTGCCTCGATCGTCCAAATGTAAGTGGCGTCGTAGGCATAGACGATTCCCGTGTGGTCCTGTCCGGAAGTTCCGTACATGACCTGAGCGCCTACGGCGGGGTACCAGCTCCAGCGGCTTGCGCTGGAGAACCAGGTGACTGCGGCCGAGCAGTCAGCGGTACGAGGGAAGAGGGACGGAACGCCGGCTCGCATCGCTACCCAGCTCGTGAACACGGCGCACCAGCTCTGACCTTGAGCCCAGCTGAGGCCGGGCACTTCAGCCGCGTACTTCGTGATGTTGGTCCAGCCGCCTTCGGCGTAGCCCTCGCGGTACCCAACCTGTGACTTGGCCACAGCGATTACCTGCGGCATCTGGGGGTTTCCCATTGATCCTCCTTAGTCAGCTCGCGAGGAGCGAATTGATTACTCCCGCGACATAGGAGTGGCCGGCGTCCGACATGAAGACGGCGTCAGTGCCAGCGGCGCCGGGAGACGCCGGGTTTGACCAATATCCCAGTGAGTTCCAGTAGTTCCAGGAATTTCGGCCTATGCCCCACAGGTCGATGAGGGCGGCTTCGAAGGTGGTCGCCAGACCGTGAGCGCGATCCACGTAGTCCTGGTAGCGCTGGTTCGAGAAGTCGGCCTGGCCGATGTGCGGCAGGACGATGACGAGGTCCGTGTTGCCTACGGCGGAACCCCCGTCACGGATGTATGAGAGGTGCTGGCGCACGCTGGTCGCCCATGCGTCAGCTGAGGTGCCATTCACGATGTCGTCCGTACTGACCTGGTAAATGACTACGTCGGCCGGGTAGTTGGGGCCACCGCTCCAGCCGAGCTTCATCGGCGTGACGTACTGGGCTGCGCTGGCATTGCGCTTGCCGAAGTTGTTGACCACGACACCGGTCGCGTTCTCGGCAGTGACTCCGCAGACTGAGAGGTACTGAGACGACGTACCGGTGTGAGTGAGCTTGACCGTGTGGGTGCCAGTGGACAGGCCGGTGATGGTCTTTGTGAGTACGGCCAGACCGGTGGTCGCGGTGTCGGTGACGGCGACAGCCGTAGCCCCGTCGATGCTGTAGGTCCAGGGGGAGTGCGCCCCGTCAGCTCCGAGGGTGTAGATCGTGACCGAGGAGCCTCGCACGGTGAAGGTCAACGTGCTGCCGTTGGTCGAGCTGTAGAGGTAGCCCCAGCCGGGTCCGGCCGGGTACCCGCCGATGGTCCATGTACCGGTCTGGGTGACGAGGCCGCCCGAAGTGGTCCACTGTGTGATTGCGGCGGAGTCTGAGCCGCCGATGCCCTGAGAGCTGACGAGTGCGCTGTAGAAGCCTGATCCGCCGTCGCCGAAGACGGTCTGAAGGTTGGTGGCAAGGGCCCCCGGCCAGCTCTTCGTGCGCAGGTTGGACGCGTTGAAGCCAGCAGCCGCGGAGCCTCCAACAACGGCGACGGTTGCCTTGCCGCTTGCGAGCTTTGCGGCGGCGCGCTTCGGACGCCAGAACTCGCCCCAGGAAGGCGGGACATGGATGCCCTTCTGACGCGATACCACTGCGTTCGCTTCGGTCACCCACCCGGCATCGCTGGTCTTGACGAAGTTGGAGTCCACATAGCTGCGGTCCCCATGGGGGTCAACAGCGGTGAGATGGGAGTCGAACCGCTCTCCGACCGTGACGGAGACCAGGGCCACCTTCCCGGCCCCGAAGTCCACCCACACTCGCGCGTACCCGTCCGGGCCGTAGAAGGCTGCGACGTAGCCGTTGCTATCTGCCGTGAGGTGGTCGATCGGGGCGCCGCTCTCGTCGGTGAGGTCAGCGAGTCGGGTGGCCCCTGCGCTGGGTCCGTTCCAGACGGTTCCTATGGCGTTGGCTACTCGGGCGCCGGTTGCGTCTTCGGCCACGCTGTCCGCTGTTCCGCCGAACAGTTGTCGTGCCATGAGGCACCCTCCTATTTAGTTGCCGAAGGTGTTCGTCTCGTACACTCCGGAAATCGTCACGGTCGATCTGAGCGGGATTGCGGGTAGCCAGTCCTGGCCCTCAGCGAGATTTGAAGTGCTGGGGTAGTAGAGCCACGCAACCGTCTGAGCAGTGCTGCTCTTGTTGATGTGCGCGCTGATATCGATGGTGTTGGGCATGTTTCCGCCTCTTTGCGGATTCGAAATCCATCCACCGAGAAACTGCCCGGTAGCGCTAGCGGCTGGCTGTGGCAGTGATATGCCAATAGCCCCCGAGCCTATGCGTACGATCCCCCGGTCCTCGTAGTCGTTGACTATGGAGAGGGAGAAATAGACGACGCCAGGGGCAATCCAACGCCAACGCCCTGTCCTGTTCGCGGACGGTAGGCCGTCATTGACGTTGACCAGAGACGGGGTATAGGTGCGCCCCTGGCCCAGGTCCCGTGTGACTGCGAGGGCGTCACGCCCAACGAAATACTCGGTCTGGGTGTCGGACGTATTGTTGTCCATGTCGTACACGAACGTGCCGACTGATTGCAGGGCTGATGCTGCGGTGACGTTCCATGGAACTGCTACATGCTCGGCCGTGTCGAAGGGCATGACGTTGATGACGCCCATGGCACCGCTGTTAGCGGGAACGCTCACCTGGTGTAGAGGCATCTCCCACGTGGCGCCATAGGTCTTGGTGAGCACCGGAACCTTTGGTGAAGCCGCGGCCTGGCCCTGGACGACGGCCAGGTTGACAGCGCCGGCGGTCAGGTTGGCACGGAGGACGATCAGGTCGATTCGTGGGAGGGCGCCTGTATTCCCCGCGATAGTAACCGTGTTCGTGGCAGTGAGCTGATAATAGAATCCGCCTACCAAGGCCCTACCGGGGGCAATGGAAACCGTGGTGCCGTTGACTACCTGGGCATAGAAAGGAAGATCTGACGCGACGAGGCTCGCAGCGGAAAGCCGGTAGTCAACCCGGTCCTTGGCGAACTGTCGTGACATGTATTGCCACTGTGCCTGAGTCACCATCTGAGATCCGCCACCAGCGCTATCGGCGGTAAATGGGTAACTGATTTCGTTGCTCATTACATCCTCGCCTCTAGCTTGCGCAGCTTTTCGCGCATTTCAAAAACCGTCTTGTAAAGGTTTAGTGGGTTACCCGATCCTTGCTCGCCGATGGATGGAGACACAGTCTCTGTTTGTCCGCCCTGATCCACGGTGATGGAGACCTCGCGCACGATGTCCGTGTACTCGACTCCGTCAATGGAGACGGTGACGATGTCGCCGACGAAATAGTCCCGGCCGAATTGGATAAGGGGGGTGTCGATCGGATAGAGCTGGAAGTTCCCGTTCTTGGCGCCGGTGTTCAGGGCCTCCGTGGCGGCATCGAGAACGGCTTGCTTGGCCGTCGCGAAGTCCTCGTCCGTCACCGAGAGGTCGGCCTTCACGGGCAGGCCCGTCGTCGGGTCCGCCTTGATGGGCAGGTCCCGCCGGTCGAGGAACTGTTCGATCTGAAGGCCCCACTCGGCCTCAGAGTCGGTGTCGATCTGCTGGTACAGGTAGCGGTTCTTACCGGCGCCCTGACACGCGACGACGACTCGTGTGACGGTCGGAGCGGTCAAGGACCATGTGAATTCACGGAGGTTGCCCAGGTCGCGGCTGAAGCGGACGCCCTTGGAGAGGTTCCGCGGAGTGAAGATGTGGAGGTTGATGGCCTGTGCGTCGGGGTCGTACAGGAACCGGTAACCGGTCGTCGAGGTGTCGATCCAGCTCTCGATCTTCGTGCCGATGACGTCCCACTGGAGGTTGTCCGAGACGGACTGTCCGAACGCTGCGTCGTCGCCGATCACTACGCCGGCCACCTGGCGGTTGGGGAGGGCGCCAGAGCCCATCGCCTGGTCCAGCTCGGACCAGATCAGGTGGCCCGCCGGCCCGGAGACTTTCCGGCCGCTGTCGTCTGCCTGCCACTGTTGTGTGGCGGCCTTCGTCGGGTCCGGGAAGGCCAGCTTGTTGTAAGCCAGCTTGTTGTCACACTTCCCTCCGAAATACAGCGACCCCAGAGAGGTGTGTTGGCTGTTGGTCCAGTAATGCTGAAATGACTCGATCTGTCCCGTGAGAATCGGAAGGTCGACGCCATCCTGATAGATTGCGACTCCGCCGCCCTTCTGGAGAAGGTTGGCCTGAGGAGTTCCCGCCCCGACCAGGATTTGCCAGGAGCCTTGTTGGCAGTAGCGGACCACCAGGTCCATCGAGATCCAGGTGTCAATGATGCCTATTCGGTTGAGTGCAGCGTCGCGCACCTCCACTCGATAACCCATGAATACCTCATGTCAGTAGCTCGTGTAGCGAGGAATAAGGGAAACTGATACGGACGGCGTTCCGCTGCCTGCGACGAGATCGGCTTGAACGGTCGATTTGCCAGGGGGCACCGACCAGAGAGACGGGTTGGGTGACAGTAGGGAGAAATAATTCGTTCCCTCGTCGTCCTTTACGGTCTTGTATCCGGGGCGGCAGTCCACGGTGAGCGTCCGATGACTCAAAAGGGCATCCACCCCGCTCAGCCGGGCGGGAATTCCCCAACTTGTACCGTCGGGTCCGGTGAACTCGAAACTCTTCAGAGGGCCGGTGAGAGTCCAAATCGGCCAGGCTTCGATGTCGCCGGGATTGGTTAGCTGTATGGTCCCTGCCGTGACGGTTGAATGTCCGAGCGTGAGTGGGAAGAAAGGGTTGCCGAGGAATGCCTGAGGAGCCCCGAAGGCCCAACGGTCAGAGAATTCCTTGTCCCCGTAGAACCACGGGTCGACGGCATTCAACTGGATTCCGTACGAGATCCATCGGAAACCAGCGGAGTCTACGGACTCGTTACCCTCCATGCCGCCTGCGTAGTAGCACTGAAGGTGTCGAGAAACTCCGTCAGACTCGACGAAGGTCAGCACGCAGTACCCGAGCTTGGGATTCAGTGCATTTGCCAGCTTGCGCTTGAACGAGCGCAGTGTCTTGCGGTCGATGCCGTAGACGAAGAGCGGCAAGAGGATCTGCCTGGTTGCCGCCCTGGCTCCTCGAAACATCGAGCCATCGAGGTTCGGGGAGTCGTCGGTGTGCAGCTCAAAGGGAGGCATATCGAGGCCGGTGGCCCCGGGCTGGAGCATGATGGCCGGCCACGAGGCGGACAGGAAGCCGGTCAGGGGGATTTCCTCCCCCTGACCGTTGGCTCCCTTGATCGACACATAGGTGTTCTGCCAGTCCTCCGGAACTGGGACACTCGGATTTCGTGCGAATGCCCCGTTTACCGGAACTAGTGGCCTTGCGGGAATCGGCATTTAGTACTCCTGTCGATTACATGGCGGCCATCACCTCTGCGTACTTCATCGCCCGAAGGACCGCCTGAGTAGTGTTCTCAGACTTGGCTTCGTGAATGTGGATCTCGTAGCGAGGGCCCATCATTTCTGCCGTCTGCCGGGCGTTATGGACTCGTTCACCGCCATTGAAATTGACCAACTCAGGACCTCTTTCGCCCACGAGAGCCATTCCGGGAGAAGCTGAGAGGGTACCGGTGTAGTAGCCCTTCACCTTGCTCACCTTTTTAGTCTTCGTGGTCTTACCGCCCACAGTCCTTTCGGTCGTGGTGGTCGTGGTTCCCTTTGTCGGATCAGTGACTGTGGTGGTAACAGTCGTCACCTTTCGGCCCTTGGAATCTGTCGAATAGGTCGTAGTAACCCTGGTCGTCTTCTTCTTGCTGGTGGACCCGCCGCCCTTGACAGCCTGCGATTCCCCAGTGAGCCAGGTGAGCAGAGATGCCAGACCCGAGGAAACTGGAGTCTTCGAGTTGAAGTGCAGCTTCTTCTTGAGGGTCTTCGTGATCTCGTCCGCCAGGCCCTCGATCTGCTTCTTCAGCTTGTTGTCCTTGGCGGTCAGGCCATCGACAAGGCTGTGAGCGGCCTTCTTCCCAGCGGAGTAGTACGAGCCCGCAACGGACTTCCCGAGGGAATCCGAGGCAGTACCGATGGCCGCGTACGTCTTGTTCAGGTCACCGACCTGAACGGACGTCGCGTTCAGCAGTTCCTTCGCCATGGCGCCGCCCTCTTCGGGGCCAGCCTGGGCGATATCGGAAATGATGAACTTCGAGAAGCCTCGCTTCACCAGCGCACTGACGTTGGCCTGGAACGTCTTGATGTTCGCCAGACGGGACTTGAGCCCGCTGAGAGCCGAAGAGACGGAGACACCATCCGAGTTGAAGACGCCGACCAGCGAGCGTTGTTCCTTGGCCTGGCCCGAGATCGACGATGCCATTTCGGCTTCGTCCCTCTTGACCGCGGCCAGCTTGGTGTTCGCGTCCTTCAGCTTCGGCGCCAGGTCCGCGCGCTGCTGCACGAGCGTCTGGAGCTGCTTGTTCTCCTTGTCCAGCCACTTGTTCAGGGGGTTCGCAGTGCCCGAGCCGATACGGCCCGAGGTGAACGCCTGCGTGATGATCTCGTAGAGCTTCTTCACCGCAGAGTTGAGCGAGGACACGCCCTTCTCGGCGTCAGCAGCAACACCCGTGGTGCGCTTGGCCCCGGTACCGGAGGCGTAGCCCTTGAGCACCTTGACCGTGGCGAGCATGCTGTCCCGGTTGTTCAGGACGGTCTCACCGCCGCTGAACCGTACGAGTTCCGGACCCTCCTCGCCGACCCACGCCCAACCACGTTCGGCGCCGCTGGTGCCCGAGGCGTAACCCTTCGTCCCTGACAGGGCCTTGGACCAGTTGGCGCCGTAGCGGTGCATGGCGTAGTTGAGGCCGGCATAGATGCTGGCCATGGGGTCGGTGATGCCCCGCGACGCGTAGGGGCCGGCATAGGCCGCGAACGTCTGAGGAATCGTCTGCATCAGGCCCTGGCTCGGGTAACCGGCCTTGGCGTTGCTGTCCCAATTGTTGATGGCCTTGGGGTTGCCGCCCGACTCCACCTGAATGCGGTGAAGTACCAGGTTCGCGTACGACTGGGGAAGCCCGAGCTGGGCAAGGGCTCTCTTGACCTGAGGCGTCCAGCGAGTCACAGCGTCCCCGGTAGGGGCGGGTGTACTCATCTGTCCGTCGACCAAGGCAGAGATGTCCGGCTTCTTCGAGGACAGTCCGGAGCCCGAGAAATCAAAAAGCCCTTCCGTGTTGGGAAGGGCTTCCTTGGCGGTCGAGTAGGTATCTGATAGGACTTGACTGGCGTAGTCGAGTGGGCTGTTTACGATCTCTCTGAGGCCCTTGACCATGTCGACCATGCCGCCGTACTCGGCGGAGACAAGATCCCAGACACCCCCCACGGCTCCTGAGACAGTCCCGACCGGATCAGTGACCAGATCAGAGCCGACGTCCCAAATGCTCTTTACTGAGTCCCAGACGCCCCCGAAAAGATTTTCGACGAATCCCTTCAGTGTCTTCATCGAGAACATGTCGTCGAGGAAGTCTGTTCCTCTTTCGAGGACGTTTCCACGCCCCTTCCACACGTCATCCCAGAAATACTGGCCGCTGATCGGGGCGAGGGCACCACCGAGAATTCCGACGATCTGACCGATGCCGCTGGGCATCTTCTTCAGGAATTTCCACGAATCCTTCGTGACGAAGTCGAAGATTCCGGTGAACTTCTCTGACAGGTCCGTGCCGACGAACTTCGAGGCGTTGGTACCAGATCCGACGACGCCCTCTTGCGCGGTCCCGCCGATTGACTTCGAGGTGCTGTCCATCCGCATCGTCGCGAACGACGAGAGGATGTCCGGGCTGAGATCCCGGAACTTCATGAGGTCGATCAGCTTGTCCAGGCCGAGCTTCCCGACGACACCACCCTTGGCGAACTTCCTGGTCAGCTTGCCTCTGACGGCCATGCTGTTCCAGAAATTGATTCGTTCAGGGCCGAGAGCATGAGTGACCTCGGGACGAAGAACCGCCTCACCCGGAGACAGGACGGCCGGGATGTTGTCGACGCCGGGCGCGTAGCCCGGCATGACGCCACCCTTGGCGTGCTTCTTGGGGTTCTTGGGCTTCTTGCTACTGCCGCCCTTGTGGTTGTCGACGTTGTCGAGCGCGAGGTTGAGGGCAACCGCCTTGTCGTTGGTCTTCGACAGAGCATCCTTGAGGTGGTTGACCTCCTTCGTGACACTCCCCAGCGTCTTGCCGTTGAGCGTCTTGACCTCACCCGTGAGGGTCGACGCCTTCTTGTACGCCTTGTCTGCTGCGTCCTCGACGTCCTTGAACTGGCCCTTCAGGCTCTTCAGGCTCTTGCCGTTCAGCGTCTTGGCCGCTGAAGTCGCCTTGCCTGTAGCAGAGGTGAGGGCGTTGGCCCTGGAGACGCTGCCGGTGACCTGGTCCTTCAGGGCCTTCAGCTTCTCGTTGTTCAGGTTGCGAACTGCCCTTGCAGCCTTGCCAGTTGCCTTCTCGGCCTTCGCCGCGGCGGCCTGGACGCTGGTGTCCTTGCCAGCCGCTTCCTTCGCGAGCTTCGACAGGTCCTGTCGGTTGAGTTCAGCGATCTTGCGCTTCAGCTGGTCGGCCGCCTGCTTGGCCTTCTTCATCTGCTCGTCGTACTGAGAGATGTTGAGGCGAAGCGTTTCCTCTTGGCTGTTCCTGCCTCGAACGCGATCTACGGTCCGCTGGCCGAGGCTCCGGGTGTCACCGTTGTTGTAGACACCGCGCTGGGCACGGTAGCCGTTGAGGAAGCCGTTTCCCTGAGATGCCGACTGGACGCCTCGCGCCACCTGGCCCACGATCTTGCCGCCACCGACCAGACCTGAGACGACGCCCTTGCCCAGGGAGACCAGCGGAGAGAAGAGCTTGATCAGCTTGCCGAAAATCTTCGCCGTGGCACCGAAGGCGAGAGCCAGCGGAGCTACGACAGCAGCGAGCTTGCCGAACTCCTTGACTGCCTCGACGACTTCGGGGTGCTTCTCCAGCTCGTCAGCGAACTCCTTGATCCAGTCAACGGCTGTGGACAGGCCCTCGACGGTGCCCTTCATGATCTGAGGGACAGCGCCGTTGCCGTTCTCGCCCATGAGGTCGGAGCCGATGCCGGCGACCTTGTTGAGCAGACCCCCACGCCACTCGTTCCGGACTGTGCCGTCCTTGCCCTTGACCTGGACGCGCTTGCCCATGATCGCCTGGCCGAGGCCCGTGTACTCCAGCTCACCCGTCTTCGGGTTGAAGGACTGGAACATCTTGCGAAGGCCCTGCTGGCTGGCTTCCTTCATGTTCGAGATGCGGCTACCGAACGTCGCTGTACCGAGCAGCTCGGCGGAGCCCTTAATGCTCTTGTCCGGCTTGCCGCCGGGTACCGCCTTGTCGCCGTTCCAGTAGGCCAGCAGGTTCTTGACCATGTCCTGACCGCGCACACCGCCCGTGGTCTTGGCGTTGGCCATGACGCGCAGCATCTGACCGGAGGCCGGGAAGACGTCGCCGGCCTTCGCCTGGAACCCAGGGTTGACGCCCCTGAACTTGTCTACTTCCTTTTGGGTGTACTGCCCGTCCTTGAAGCCCAGGAGCTGAGCAAGTTCCTGCACCGGCATGTTGATCGCGTACTCAAGCTGCTTCATGTCGCGCAGCGAGACGCGGTCGGCATCCATCAGCTTTTCCATCGCGTAGTAGCCGCGCTGGACCATGGACGAGTCGGTGATACCACCTCGCGCTGCGAGGTCACCGATCATCTGAACAATGCTCTGCGCTTCGTGAGAGACCTCGGCGGAGCCCCTGGCCTGACGGGTCGGATCGGCGCTGGTGAAGTCCTTGTTGTGGGCGCCGGCCGCACGGGCGATCCGCGTGCCGTACGTGAGCATGTCGCCGATCGAGTACGGCGTGTGAAGGCCGTACGTCGTCAGGTTGTTCATGAGGTCGTTGGCGTCCTTCAACGCCAGTCCCATGTTCTTCAGCGACGTCTGGGTGTTCTGGAAGTTGTCGGCCGCCTTGAGGCCCCAGACGGTCAGCGCAGTGCCAGCGGCGGCCATCGGCGTGACGACACCCGTCATGAGCGTTCGCCCCAGCTCAGAGGCGTTCGTTCCGACGTTCTCTATTCGAGTGCCGACCTTCTTGAAGTCAGACGCCACGGTGGCGGTGCTTCGCCTCGTGAGGGTGGAGAGCTGAGCAAGGCCCGAACGAGCACTGGCCAGTTGCAATGCGGCGGTCCGACCGGAGGCGGACTGAATCGCCAACTCGCCTTCGAGACGGGCGCGTTCCCGCATCTTCTCCAACTGCATCTGCTGAAGGAGCTGACTCTTCACCTGCTCGAATGTCCGAGTGGAGGCGAGCTGAGCCTTCTTGGCCGCGGCCGTCTTCTCGGTCGCCTCGACCTGAGCACCTCGAATGGCCGCCTGCTGGGCCTGACGCTGGGCAGCAGCAACCTTGCGGATCTCGGCCTGTTCCAGCTCAGCCCAGCGCTTCGTCTCGGCGATCTGGGTGAGGGTGAGCTTCTTCTTTCCGGCCTGCATGGTGGCGATCTGGGCCGTGAAGGCGTTGGCAACGTCCTGCCCGTACTTGATCTCAAGATCACGGGCGGCCAGGGCTATCCGCTCCTTGCGCCGTGCCGCAGCTTCCTTGGCGGCCGTCTTGCGCTTCTCACTCGCAAGCTCGGCCTTCTCGACCTCGGCGAGGGCCTGGAGGAGAACGGCGGACTCGGTCTGCGAGAGCTTCTTTCGTGCCTTGATGCCGTCGGCGATGATGGCCAGGCGCGCCTTTGCCTGGGCCCCGTACTTCTTCGTGACCCACTCTTCGAGCTGGACCTGAAGGCGGGCGTACGCCTTCGTGACGTCCGACTGCCGCTTGTAGGTGACCCTTACGGCTTCCTCGAACTTGGCGAGTTGCCGGGCAAGTTGGTCCTGGTCCATCTGAGGGTTGATCTCGATGTACGCGTTGCCGACCTTGATGCCCTGCGGTGTCGTGGTCATCTCGCCCCCTAGAGCTTGCTCATTTGGGCGAAGAAGCCCGCAACCTCCTCACCGGAGGAGTAGTCGAATTCCGGCTCTTCGGTGTCTTCGTACTCGACACCGGGCCGGTGAATTGGGTCAGGCGGAGTGAGCGAGCTACTGTCCTCGGAATTTGCCTTCAAGAACAGGAAGTTGCTCATCTCCAGCGCGTCAGAGATACGCGCGAGCAGATAGTCAGAGGCGGCCCATTCGGCGGACTCGTCTAGAACGGCCGCAAGGCTGGACCGGCCATGCCGGCGCCCGAGTGACTTCACGAGTACCGCGATACGCCGGAGAGAGAGCCGTCCACGCCACAGGTCGAGGAGATCGATCCCGAAGAACTCAAGTAGATCGGCTTCAAGTTCTTCGGGATGCTCCCGCACAGTTCGGACGGCCAACATCAGTTTCCCGGCGTACCGTTGACCTTCTCAGAGAACTCCTGGAAGTCACGGATGGACGGCTTGGTGGCCAGGTACTTGGGCCACTGGACCTCGCCCAGGATCAGGCGCACGATTTCCACTTCGTTCTCCGCGTAGACGACTTCGAGGGGGAAGTCGAGCGGAGCGGGAATGGTGTACTCAGCGCCCTTGTGCTCGATCACGCGAGGCTCCTCGGTGGCCTCGGACTCGGCAGCGGCCACGTTCTCAGCAGACATAGGTAACTCCAATGAAAATAAAGGGGGTTGAGGGTGAGAGAGGCCGGATATTTAGCCCTCTCCGGCAGAGGGGTGATCATTTGCATCTACGCCAACGGAGGCAGATACTGGATGTAGAGCGCCTGAGCGACTAAGGCGTGCCGCCCCGAATCGGAAGGGAGACGGCATGACGAACTACAACGACCCAAGGTCGATAGAGGAGATGGCCCAGAAGAATCGCGAATTGGCCGATCGTCGGCAGGAAGCGCTAGATGCCAAACGGCGGCGAGGGGAAAAGCCATCTGAGTGGGAAGAAAGGGATATCAGGCGACTTCGGGAGCAAGCGGCGAGTGACGAAGAGGTAGCGCAGAGAATGCGCTACGGCCCTTCCGCGACACACGAAAACCAAAGTTCCATGAACAATCAGGCTAAAAGGTGGGGCTCTGAATTCGACACGCGGTGAGGACTCAGTCGCTAGAGCTGGGCCCTCACCGGCAGGGGTGAGGATCAGGAACCGTCGTCCACGTTGGAGTCGTCGGTGAGCATGTAGCCCAAGGCGCCCTGGTGATCCAGCGCCTCAAAGGTCAGCTCGAACTCCTGGTTCGCGGTCCGCTGGAGGGTGATCGCGCCTCGATCCGAGACCATGGCGCGCGGGATCACGCAGCGGTAGTTCCTGCCCTTGTCCTGCCAGTCGACGACGACCGACAGTTCGGTCAGCTCGGGGGAGCTGGAGAGGTCCAGCTTCCAGAGTTCGGCCGTGCCCTGCTGGACCCAGGTGGCGCCGAAGAACGCCTCTGTGGTGATCTTCGAGACCTCGGAGAAGGTTGCCTTGATGCTGAACGAGGCGTCCTTGACGTTGTAGAGGACCGGTACCGCGGCCTGCCAGACGTTCACGGGGTCCGTGTTGATCTGCGGCGTGATGGTGACGCCGCTCTCGTTGACGTAGCCGAAGCTCTTATAGCCGGACGGGGCGGTCGTGCCCCCGTCGCCGACGGTGGTCGGGAGGGTAGTACCGCCGCCACCAGTCGGGGCCGGCGCGACGAACAGGGCGCCATTTGGCGCGAACCGAATTTTGGATGCGTCATTGGCCATGCATGCTCCTTGAAGAGGGGAAAACAAAAACGGCCCCCGTAGGGGCCGTCAGGCCGAGCAATTAAGCTCGGTGGGGTTGTCAGGATTCGACGTAGAAAATGCAGACCTCGCCCCCGTACACGTCCTCAAGAGAGGTTTCGTCGGGGATGTATCGAGGTGAGGAGACTTCCATTACGTCGAGAATCTGGACACCGTTGATCACCTTGCCGGGTAGATCCTCAAGGAGAAATTCACGGGTCAGGTATGCCAGGCCGGCGGCTGAGGCGCGGTCCTTGTGGTAGGCGTCGTACCAGATTTCGGCCTTGTCCATCGCGTCGCGGACCACGCGATATCCGCCGCTGTGCAAGATGTAGAGGGTGGTGTCGCCGGGCTCTCGGCCGACCATCGTGCCTGTAGGTGCGTCGGCCGGAATACCTGGGCAATTCCTCAGGTAGTCGACGACCACGGGTATCGGGTCAACCTTCATTCAATACGCTGCCTCTCCAGTACGCCCTTTATGTAAAAGCGGCCTGCATGGCGTTTGCCGTCACGAGTGCGATATCCGCGCTCTTGCAGCATGGCGTGTCGAGCCTTGGGATTTTCCTCAATCGTCACGTAACCGATCCAGCCGGATACGTTCTTCTCCACGTTGGCGTGGATATTTTTCTTGATCGAGTATTCGTCGGTGAACTTGTGAGGGCCTCGGGGAGCTGCCTTGATGATTTCAGCGGCAATCTTCGCTGCGTGATATGCGGCCAACTCCCGGTATTTACCGCCGTGTTGGATCTCTTGCAGCATGAAGCCGACGTCCGTTTCGAAAAGGACGCCATCCCGGATTGACTTCGTCCAGCGTCTACCGCGCTTCGGCTCGGAGATGGGGCGCTTGGTCACTTCGTCACCCGCTTCGCGTAGAGCTGCGTGTACTGTCGTGAGCCGAGCCGCCAGGGCCACGGCTCGCCGTCCGACTCCCACCACTCATCGCGGATCAAGAGCCGATCGGCTGAGTCGAAGGCGACGGCTCCGGGGAGGTAGACCGTGATGCGTGTGCGGCTCGTCTCCCGGACAGCAGGCTCCGGTTTGTATGAGCGCCGGTAAGGGAGAGCAGCCCCTACGCCTTGCCAGACCTTCATGGCCTGGTCCCAGTCGCGGTGTTGGCCGTAGGGGTCTTTCACCAGCGGAGCCCGGTGGATCTCGATGGGGTCGTTGAACAGGGCCATGTGACCTCCGGGGTTAGAAGGGGGTCACGGGGCGCCACAGGTCGAGGCTTCGAGCCTGCTTCCTGAAGCGCTTGAGGCTGTCCTTAGCGGACTGGGAGAGACCTGGATGGTTTGCCGTCTGGGCGTACTGGACTTCGAGTTCGCCCGTCTTCTCCAGAACCGTTCCGGGCGAGACAGCGAGCCACCGAATGACTTCGGAGCAGATGACTTGCTTGATCACAGACGGAGGCGCCGGCCACCCCCACGAACCAGTGAGGGTGACCGTGCCGACCGTGCTGCCGTAGCGCAGGAAGAGGACGCGTCCCACGAGCTTCCAGTCCTCGGCCGCCAGCTCGTAGCCGTCGAGTTCGACGGCCGAGATAATCAGGCCGGGGAGGTAGCGTCGTGGGATCTCGATGTCGCTGCCCGAGATGGGGAGCGTGAACGTCTCGTCCTGGTGCTGCGCGAAGTCGTTCTGGCACCAGTCGAGTACCAGGGCGGTGGCGTCTTCGATGAACGCCGCGACCCTCGCAGTCTCAGCCGCGTCCGCAAGAGGACGGCCCAGGCGGGCAGTTACGTCACCTGCGGTAGCGAGGATCACGGGGTCGGCGCAACCTCGGTGATGCTGATCTTCAAACCACGGACGAACTTCTCGCCGATGGCCGTGCCTCGGACGCTGAAGTCGGGGTCCTCCTTGACGGTCGCGAGACCGTACATGGTGTCCAGACCGATGGTGTCGGCCTTCTTCCCGAAGTCGTAGTCGATGAGCATGCGGGTGGCGATGCCGCTGATGTCCTGCGTGGAACCGTTGACGGCACCCATCGGGATCGCGGGGCACGCGGAGACCAGCAGGAGAGCGCTCCGGTGGAAGAGGTACATCTCCAGGCTGAAGCTGTTGTGGATCACGATGTCGAAGCCGTAGATGCGGCCCACGACGGCCCGGCGCAGGGCGTTCGTGTCGCCGGAATAGTCGACGGCCAAGAATTCGGGGTCTTTGAGAAGGATCGCCTCGACCTCGGGGCCGGCGATCAGGAACCGCTCGCTCTGGGGGACGTCGGCGATGTTCAGCGCCATGCGGGCGTCGACCAGCGCGGAACGGATGCCGAGAGCGCGCTGAGTCATGTTCGCTGCGGTGCCGTCCGCCTGGGGAATCGTTACTGCAACATCGCCACCGATGGCGTTCTTCTGGCCGGTGGTCAGACCGGACCGAGTGACGTTCGCCTTGATGAACGCCGCAGTGGTGTCGTCGAAGTACTCGGCGAAGCCTCGGGTCAACTTCGAGAGGACCTGAGAGCCGAACTGCCTGAGGTCGAACGCAACCTGCTCCATGCTGAGGGTCGAAGCGTTCTGCGCCAGGGTGGTCAACTGAACCGGAAACCGCGACTCGTTGATGAAGCCGTTCGGCGCCTTACGGTCGGCGCTCGGAAGCGGCCGGTCGGAGGCCGCGGCGAAGACGTTCTTGTCGCCGGTGATGGGGTTGGTGATCGGCGAAGAGATGCCCTGAGAAACGACAGGGATACCACGCGACTGGCGATTGACGTTGATTACGTCACCGAGTCCGCCAGTGAAGTTGAGTTCCGAGTATCGGGCCGGAATGCCGCCGAGAGTGAGCTGTCGGTCGAGTAGACCGAGAGCTGCGATCGTGACCTGCTTGGGGTCGAGATTAAAGTGGTGCGTGGTAAGCGCCAAAGGGGCCTCCAGAGGGCATAAAGAAGCCCCCCGCGAGGGGGTCTTTATGCGCACTGTGAGGCTGTGCTAAAAAACCCCTCTAGCAGAGGGCCAAGCGAAAGAGAGACTTAGATAAACGACCCGTTCGCGATGATGTCCGCGAGTTCGTTCGGGTCCATAGTGGAAATGTCGTTGCCGCCTGCCTGGTGATGTCCGGCCCCCATGAGCTGAGGGAACTCCGGATTGGCAGTGGGCTTCGGGAGAGACGAGATGAACGACTTGACCTTGTCTCCGTCAGCACGGCCGTTCTCCCCAAGGAATCGGTTCAGGTCGAGGAACTCGGTGGACACGGTGACGCCGGCAGTCGCGGCCTGAGCACGGATCTCTGCCGCAACCAGCGAGGTACCGACCTCGGAGAGCGCAGCCGTACGGGCCTCGGCCTTTGCGGCCTCGATGGCCTTCTCCTGCTCGGTCATCTGCGCCTGTCGGAACGTGTCCAGCTCTGTGGACGCCTCGTTCCACCGCTTCTCGTTCGTGCGGGAAAGGGCCTTCCACTTGTCCACTTCTGCCTGAAGGGACTCGACGGTGGGCGCCGGGGCGTTGTCCGGCTTCTGGTCGTCGGGGCCCTTGGGGTTCTGCTCGTCGGTCATGGTGATTCCATTTCGGATGGACACGCCATTTCGGCGGGTCGTTACTTGGTTTCGTGGAGCTTGCGGTTCACGTTGCCCGCATTGCCCTGAGGCGGCTTAGCGCCGCTCGGCGTAGCTTCTGGCTGTTGAGGTCCGAGATTCTGAACCTCTGCCGCTGCCTTCGCGTCTTCCTTACGCATTTCGCGGAAAGTTTCGATCTGGGCAGCGGAGTAACCCGCGTCAGACCAAAGCTGCTCCTCCGGAACGTTGAGCAGCTTCAGCTTGAGCAGGGCGTCAATGTGCTGGGCTTCCGTTCTGTACTCGGGGTCCTTCCATACGGTCTCCATGCCGTATGCGAGTCGGCGCTTATCGCGCTTGACCGCGAAACACAGTCGGATAACCCGCTCCCATGCTTCACCGAAATGAAGCATTCTCTCTTTAACCTTGGCCACGAGACCGGCCTCAGCAGAGATCAGGGACTCGCCCGAGGGGGCGGAGCCGCTGTTGACGAGGAAGTAGTGATGGGGCGTTCGGCTGACCGCGCCCATGTGCTGAAGGAGGAGGGAGACCAGCGAGGCGTAGTTGCTGAGGTCAGCGGGGGAGAAGGACCCGAACTTGGCTCCGGGGTCCTCGGCCTGGAGCAACTTGTCCACCGCGACCTGGAACGGCTCTATGGGGTTGCCGTGCTCGTCCTCCTGGATTTCCAGGCCCGTGACCCAGCGCTGGGGGAAGGCCGCGAACTCGGACGCGGTGAGCGCGTCCATGAGCGTCTTGTTGATCGCGTCCTGGATCGGGATGACGTTCTTGAGTTCGGAGTACGGGTCACCAACGAGCCGAACCCTGTTGGCGAACGGGACCACCGGCACCACACCGAGCGGGTTGGGGGCTGCTGTGCCCTTCTCCCAGTCGGTCTCACCGACAGGGATCTCGTAGACGTACCGCTCCGTCCACAGCGTGGCTATCTGCCGGCCCCATGAGTCCAGGTAGAAGCGGGCCGCGGCTTCCAGCTCCGTCAGTGAGCCGGCCTTGTACTGCACGGCCATCTGCTCGCCCGAGACGGGAGTGATGGTCGGATCGCCGTTGCGGTCTGCCCACACGAGCACGTACGAGACGCCTTGGATCAGCGCGTCCAGATGGACGCTGTTGGAGAAGGCATCCATGCTGGAGCGCTGCCAGAACTCGCGAGAGTCCTTGTCCGTGCCGGGGAAGTCAGGGAGACGGAAGCAGTCGACATGCAGACGCTCATTCGTCGAATCGACGATCATCCCGCAAAAGTTGTCTCGCCACTGCTCGAAGACATCGGCAAAGGCGGACTTGAATCGCGCCTGGGAGAAAGCTAGCTTCTGTTGCTCTCCCTCGTAGTACCGCGAATAGATCCGGGCGGGCGAGTTGGGGGCTGGCAGCTTCCCGTACAGGTACTGCAACCACTCCTTCGGAGTGGAAGGCGGAGACATGGCGGTATAGCCATTGGGCGGTACGATCATGCATTACCTCACTTAGAATCCGACGACGCGCCGCCTCCTCTGCTTGAGTCGTCCGTCAGCAATCGCGTCCGCACGAGCCTCGAATGCCAGCACCGCACAAACCGCCAAGTCGATCTTCTTTTTCGAACGGGGAGAGTCTTTGGTGATCAGGATTCCCTGAGGGACTTCACGCGTCACCGCATTGAGAATGTGCCGGGTGAGGCCTTCATTTCCGTCGTGCTTCAGGTCTTGGACCATAGACGCGGTGCGGAACCTCTCAACGGCTTGGACCATGCGCGTAGGTTTGTTGGTCCAGAATTCGAATACATAGTCATCGCCGTATTCCAGCGCCCAACGTCCTAGATTCTCCTGCCAATAGGGAGGGTCGCCGTAGAACCACTCGACTCGGTACGTCTTGAAAGCCGTATGCACGGCGGCCTCGACCGCCAGGACATCGACTTCCCAATCAGGTTGCTTCGGGTCTCTCGGGTTTTCCCACAGTCCGAGGACGAAGAACTTTCCGTCCCTGAGTCGGCACCCGACGAGGCCCGTCGCGTCACCGCGGATCGAGCCGTCGAATCCGATGGCTATCTGATCGCCGGGCTTGATGGGGTCCTGGTCGTCCTGGCAGGCCAGCCACTCGGTACGGCTCATCCAGCCGTCGGAGGACTCGGCGATCCTGTTGCAGAAGAACCGCAGGTAGGTGCTGTCAGGCGTGGTGCGGTCGTGGAGGATCGTGCGTGTCAGACCGTCGATGTCGGCCCAGGTCGCATCCCCGTACGCCTGCTTGAGCGCGGCTCGGACCTTGGCTTCGACCCGCAGCTCGTCATGCTCGATGTCGCCCTCAAGGCAGTCGTACAGCCAGAATCCCCGGCGGACCATGTCCGACTCGTGGATTTGCTGAGCGACCGAATCCTCATTCGGGTTGTACGCGTTGGTCGTAGTGACCCATCGAGAACCGGCAGAGGCGGTCTTCTCGATGTTTCGCTTGATGACCTGGTAGAAGTCAGGGCCACCATTCGAACCGACCCAGTGATGAACCTCGTCCATCAGGGCAAAGGTCGGACGGTTGCCTTCGTTCGTTCTTCCCGCAGTCGCCTTCGGCTTGATCGTGCCGGGCTTACCGCTTTTGAACTGGATCACGGACTTGCCGATGTCCAGACCGAATTCCTTCTCGGCTGGAGACTCCGAGAGCATTCCTCGGATCATCTCTAGCGTCTGGTCGGTCTGGTCCAGTGCCGTGGCGCCGATCTGCACCGTGGGCAGCGGGACCCGTTTGGCTACGGGGAGGCCATAAGCGTTGAAGTGTGAGAATCGGCAAGGGCCGATGAATTCGACGATGGCGAGAGCAGCCAACAAGGGTGTCTTGCCCCAGCCCTTGGCTCTCCGCAGAGTGCCGGCGCTGTAGCGCCAACTGCCATCCGGGTTGATGGCGTAGAACCACAAAACGAAGCGAAGCTGTTCTCTGGTGAATCGCCAAGATTCACCTGCTCGTTCGCCATCAGGCTGGACGATGTATTTCTGTGCCCAGCGGATGATTTCGTACCCGAGCGTTTCGTTCGGTGCCGGAACCCCTGCGGGCAGATTTCCTGTCTGCAAGGGCGGTCACCTCTATTCGCTTAGGAGTCGGTACAGCTCCTCATCCATGTCTGTGGTCGATGCGACGGCTGTGGCATCCTCGCCTGCGGTCTCGTCCTGGCCCTGGTTGTCGTCGAAGGACATGCGGAGACGCGCTCTGTCCTCGGTGGTGGCGCCCCACTTGGCGACGCGTTGGCGGATCTCACCGGCCAACTTCAGATCGCCTTGGAACAGGGCGTCCACGAGCTTGGTCGTGATCTCCAGCTCGGCCCAGTCGGTCTCTGCCCACTTTCCGGCCTGCGGTGACGTCGCCCAGGTCTTCCAGAAACGGCGGGCTCCCGCACTCTTGATCCCGAGGCCGGCGGGAAGTGCTCGGCCCTCGGTGGCGGTGCTGCTGAGCTGCTGAGCGTGTTCGTGCTTGTTGCGCCGGACCGCGTTGTCCTTCGGTCGTGGTCCGCGAGTCACAGCCTCACCTGACTCAGTTCGACACCCCAGATGTCCGCGAGGTCTTCCAGCTCGAAGAGCGCGTCCTGACGCCAGCCGCGTCGCTCCTGTGCCTTGCTCGGCCTCGGTGCCTTGGGCGCCGGCGGCGTGCAGAAGGTGTAGGGGCAGTCATCGCAGTGGCCGTTGCAGGCGCTCATGCGTTCTCCGTTCGTGAATGAATGAATGAATCGAGCCCGCCCCCGGAGTCGTGGGGGCGGGCTCGATCGCGTCCGGTGTCAGACCCGGATAGCCGTGATCTTCAGCTCGGCGTTGTCTACGTCGACCAGGAGGTCATCGCCGTAGTCGTTGGGGTTGAAGGGGCCGCATGCCTTGGTGTCTCCGGCCGAGACACTCACGGTCCGGGGGGTGACGCTGAAGCCGTCGACCGTGCGAGCAAGGTGGAAGGACACGGTGCGGGCCACCGTCGAGCCGGTGTTCTCGACCAGTAGCACTACCCGGCCGTTGTTCTCGACGGTGTGCTTGTTGATGGCGTCACCGGTCGTGGGATTGGGAAGCAGAACGCCGGACCGGTTCACGCCGGTTACGGGGATTACGCCTCGCGCCATAGGGCCTCCTAGGAAGGGATGATCTTGAAGGTTCCAGGGAGGGACCTGTCACTACTTCTCGCTGTAGGTCTTGCGCTTGTGGCACGGCTTGCACAGCACCCAGAGGTTGTCTGGCTCCCATGAGCCCCCTCGGGCCACCGGGACTATGTGGTCGACTTCGAGCTGCTCTCTGGCTCCACAGAGCTGGCAGCGGAAGCGGTCGCGCGTCAGGACCCGCGCCCTACGCTTGGACCAGTCGGCCGGCCTGCTGGCGTTGCGGGCTGAAACCCGGTCCCAGCTCCTCCGCACCTGGTGATCTGCGCAGCGGCCATCGCGGACCGTGGTAGAGAGACACCCAGTACGAAGGCAGATGCTCTTTGCTCTGGGCATGTCCCTCCTTCAATGGCTTTGGGCCCCGGCCGGTTGCTGGTCTGGCGGCCGGGGCCGCTCCTGGGCGCACTCCGCGGAGACGGATCTCAACGAGGGGGTCAACAGGAGACGTGGTGACGGTTCAGTCATCGGATGTTCACGTTTGAGAGGAAGCGGTTACGGGTACGAGCCACCCACCTTTTGAAAGGGGTTGCGATTACGGTTTGCCCCCAAAGAGGCAAACCCTCATGACGCCTTGACTGGATTCGAACAGTCTTTCGAAAAATATCTCTGAGCTGTTCATTCGCTCGCTCCACTCGCTCTCTCACTAAAGACGTCGGTGACAAAGGGTGGAACTGCTGACACTCGGAGGCCGGCTTGAGACGGACGTCACACACTCAACTTCTGCAACCCGATCACCCCTGGTCAGGCCCAGCAAGACACTTGAAACGGTGACGAGTTGGAAGTATCTTCAGACTTGATCGCTGCGCCATGCGATGACCTCCAGCGTGATGAGGACCGCCCTTCATGACCAAGCTGCCGGATAACCCCGCGCTGCTGAAGCTCTACAGAAACGGCAAGTCCGATAAGGAAATTGCCGCAATGTTTGACGTTTCTTTCCAGGCCGTGAATAAGCGGCTCAGGGAAATGGGTATTTGGCGGGCTCCGTTCAAGGCTCAGGCGCAGGACATACTTGAACATGTGTGGCCTAAAGCTGAGACTCAGCGAACCAAATTCATGCGCCTTAATCGTGCGCGGGACCTTTTCTATTTTCTGCGCCGTCGGCTTGGCGATAAGGCGCTTACGGAATTGGAGATGAGAGGGTCTGAGCGCTTTGAGGCCCTGATCCGTGAAGGTGACGTGGTCCTTGCCTTGATGCCGAACGCGCCCGAGGGTCCGTGGGTGCTGGAACCCCGGCTCGACTCGGACGGGCGCATGGTCATCCGCTGGCCCGAGGGACGCCCGCCTCTAGCGGACGAGAAGCACCGCGCCGCACTGGATCTCCCTCTGAAGCCCTGGGGGGAGAGCTAGGCGCTTCGCGCTACGCGGCTAGATTGGTATACACCTCCCCGCCAATGTGGCGCGGGGAGGTTTTTTGCGTCTCACGCGTCGGGCTGCCTGCCGGTAGGGCTGCGACTTTACTTACCCGTGATCATTACTCTAAGTATTCGTCAACCGGCTTAACTATTCTGCTCGATGGCGCTCTGTCCGATTGGTCCCATCCATATCGTTTTGGTTTCAAATAGTGACCACAACAACCCGTTACTGGTCGGTGGGTCGAACCTGAGGGCCCCTCACCTGCGAAAATGGGGGTGTTAACCGATCTCTAACCTTGCTACGTTGATTCACAGGAGCAACACACCTGCTCCTCGTTTGTGAACGTGCATTGGCCCTTCGGGGTGGGGACTCGGGGGAGTGCTATGGCTGTTGAGCTGGGGATTGAGGACTCGGGAGCGGTTCCGAAGGTGGTCCTGGGAGGCCATGCTCATCACCTGCGAGACAAGGAAGATGTGCCACACGAGCACTGGCTTCCAGACCTGTACGGACTCAGGCGGGGCAGCACTCTCAGTGAACTCCTTGCATCTGTTGAGAGGGAGCTTCAACTGCGTGCCGAACTGCATGACTTGATCAATCGAAGCACTCGGATGCAGTGCACGGAGGATGACGAAACCTGGGGGCTCTTGATCATCAGCACCCGTGCCCACCCCCCCAAGCAGCCGCAGGAGGGTGTCGAGTACGTAGACCTGATCGCCTCCGACCAGGTGGACAGCGAGGGTCACGTCCGAGCGCTCGCCCTTGAGGCGGACCTGAGAGCGAGGTCGTTCATGGAGCTGGAGCGTGAGAGCTTCGGTCATCCGCACGCCTGGATCGAAGGCAGCAATTCATTCAAGATCGTTCGCTACGCGAAGGTGGTATCTGCTTGAGTATTGAGACTCAGCCCCGGTCGGTCAGTCAGACCGAGCAGTACGAGAAGTGTGGATGGAGGTTCTACCTTCAGCGCGTAGAGCGTGTGACGCCGAGCCCGGCGGCTTGGTCCATCCATGGCAGGGCTTTCCACTCGGCTGCCGAAGCGTACGAGAAGTCCGATCGGACTATGAGCGCAGAGGAAGCCGTGGTGATCTTCTCGGACGAGTACGAGGCCGAGACGAACAAGGCTCTTGACGAGGAGAGCAACACCGACCGCTGGCTGTCCGCTGGCCGCTACAGCGGCGGCGAGGACATCGAGCGCCGTTACGCCCTGGGGCAGAAGCAGACGGCTTACTACGTCGAGTGGGCGAAGGAGAAGGGCCCGGTCATCTGGAAGACGCCTGATGGAGTGCCAGCGCTTGAGCTGTACTTCATGGTGGAGCTGGGCGGCGTGCAGGTCCGCGGGTACATAGACCAGCTCGTCACGGTGAAGGATGCCGTGCGGCCTCGGGACCTCAAGACCGGCTCCATGAAGTCGAAGTTCCAGTTGCAGACGTACGGCATCGCCGTGCGGGAGTTGTACGGCGTCGAGGTGAACGATGCTGACTGGTACCTCGCCAAGGACGGACGACTTTCCCGGCCGGTGAAGCTGGACCAGGTGAGCGCTGACGAGCTAGGCGAGCGGTACGCGGCGATGGACGCGGGCGTGAAGGCCGGCTCCTTCCCCGCCCGGCCTGGCTACGACTGCCGTTTCTGCGATGTGGCGCACGCGTGCTCGTTTTTTTCTGCCAAAAGTTGAGTGGGTGACCACGAGGAGGGGTGCACATGTACTCGTTGATTCAGAGTGAACAGGCCAGAGGCGAGGCCGGTGAGCCGATCCCGTCACCGTTTTTGGGCCTCCGAAAGCTCGAAGTGGAGTTCCGGCGGGGCGAACTGTCACTCGTCGCGGCAGGGCCGGGGACGGGCAAGAGCATCTTTGCCGTGAACCTGGCGCTGTACGGCAATATGCCGGTGCTGTACTTCAGTGCCGACTCCAACGCGGCTACGCAGCTGACTCGGGCCACGGCGATCATCACCGGGCAGAACGTGAGGGACATCAAGCGGAAGCTGGTGCAGGACGAGTTCGGGGAGTACTACGCCGATCTCGGGAAGCGCTGGTGGATTCGGTGGAACTTCGAGGCCAGGCCGACGCCTGGGGACATCGAACGCAACCTCGCTTGCTACTTCGAGGTGTTCGGCATGAACCCTCACCTCATCGTGGTGGACAACATCACGAACGTGGATGGCGGTGCGGTGGGTGATGCGGAGGCGTTCACCTTCGGGTTGGAGCAGATGTGCGAGTACCTGTCGGAGATGGCTCGGGACACCAACGCCCATGTGCTCGGGCTCCATCACGTCGTCGGCGAGTTCTCTGACGGTCTCCAGCCAATCCCCCTGTCGGGGGTGAAGGGCAAGATCGGCCGTGTGCCGAGCGTCATCCTGACCATCCACAAGGAAATCGACGGCATGGACGGGCGCATCTTGCACATCTCCGACGTGAAGAACCGGGAAGGGTTCGAGGACAGCAGCGGCCAGACGTTCAGCAGCTACGACTTCAACAACGCGAACATGCGCCTGACGGACATCTCCTCTGAGTTCTAGGTCACACATTTCCACCACCAAAAAAGTTGAGTCGGTGACGGTGCTGATCTATGTTGAAAGTAAGGGAAGGGGGGCGATGAGTTCGACCGCCAGGGCCAATAAGGACAAAGGCTACCGCTGGGAGAAGCAGGGCCTTGACCACCTCCGGGAGACATTCCCGGACATCGACCCGGAAGAGATCCAGAGGCACGGGACCTTGTACGGGGTGAATGATCGCGGAGACATCACCCTCATCCCGATGGCGTTCTTCTTCGAAATGAAGAACGTCCAGAAGTTCGACCTCGCCCAATTCATGCGTGAGCTGAAGCGAGAGCTAGAGCACAATCCCCACGCATCGAACGGGGCGGTCATCATCAAGGCCCGCTTCAAGAGCGTAGGGGAAGCGTATTCGGTAATGCCGTTCGACCAGCTTCTCAAGCTGGTCCGCGAGAACTATGACCTGAAGCGCCTCCTTCAAGAGGAGCGCAGAATGCGAAAGGCCGGATGATCCATGGCTGACTCCGCCAAGTTCGACTACCGCAAGTGGCGTGGTGAGAAGGAACTCACGGTCGCCGCCTATCGGAAGTACGACTTCCCGGTGACTACCCGCAAGGTCGGCGAACCGGCCACGGCTCAGGCACGTGAAAACTAAGCCGTCGATTGCCGAAGTGCTGAAGCACTTCTACGGCATCGAGGCGAAGGAGCGGGCAGGGTGGCAAAAGATGCTCTGCCCGCTCCACGCCGAAGAGAATCCAAGCGCCTCGGTCAGCACAGAGAAGCAGCGCTGGTCCTGTTTCGTGTGTGATGTCTCCGAGGACTCTTACGACGTAATCCAGCGCGAGGAAGGCATTGGCTTCAGAGAAGCGCAAGAGTTTGCACATACCCGGTTCGGTGGAGGCGGCGAAGACCTACTTCCGCCAGTACGAGGGGAGTCCCGCAGAGGCGTACATGGAGGCCCGCGGCCTGGGCAGCGTCGCGGAGAAGTTCCGAATCGGCTTCGTCGGTTCGGCTCGTACTGGCCATGAGCAGTACACAGGATCGCTGGTCATCCCCTACCTCAGGCCGGCGGGTGGCCCTCATGGCGTCGCCACCCTGCGGTTCCGCTGTATCCGAGACGAGTGCGTGAAGGACGAGGCCGGAAACTACTTGGCCCCGCTCCGCAAGGAAACCCACCACAAGCACGGAAAGTACCTGACGATCGCGGGCGACTTCCCGCGTCTGTTCAACACCCCAGCACTCATCACGCCGAGCCCATACGTGGTGAACACCGAGGGCGAATTCGACGCCATGGCGTGGGCCGTAGCAGACGTCCCGGCCACCGCATACCAAGGAACCTCCGCCTGGCGCCCTTACTTCACTCCCGCCTACCTCGGCTTCAAGACCGTTTACCAGGTCGCCGACGACGACGAGCCCGGCCGTGAAGCCGCAGAGAAGCGCGCCACGGAGCTGGCCCACAACTCGAAGGTCATCATCCTCGGTGACGGCCACGACTCCAATTCATTCATGCACGTCTACGGCCCGGAGGCCATGCGAGAAAGGGTCGGCCTTTGAAGAGCAAGTGGAAGCCTGGCACGAGAGTCCGGGTGAAGGACTCCGTAAAGGACGGGACGGCTGGCCTGACGGGAGCCATCCAAGCCGTGAACAACGCCCGAGCAGAGGAAGCAACCTCTGTCCTTTTGGACGCAGAGGACGGAGACTTCCAGGCCGCTGGCGCCTTCTTCTACGACAACGAATTGGAGGCTCTGTGACTTTCGAGGTCGGCCAAATCGTCACCGTCTCCAACCCCGCCACTCTCTACACCCAGCAATTCCAAGACGCGAGGGCTGTCGTCACGAACGTCGCCGCAATGGAGGCTTTCCCTTACGAGGTCACGTTCAGCAACGGTCAAACTCTCGGATTCGCTGAAGAGGAGCTGTCTCCAGTGCCTACCGAAGGAACCACCAGTGACCCGGTCAACAGCCCGGCTCACTACACCTGGCTCCCCAACGGCCTCGAAGTCATCGACGTCACACAGCACTTCAACTTCAACCTCGGCAACGCACTGAAGTACATCATGCGCGCCGGCCGCAAGGGCGACACCGCAGAGGACTTGCGGAAGGCCGCCCGCTACCTCGAATTCGAACTCACCCGCCTGGAGTCCAACTGAAGCGAATAGTCGTCGTCAGTGACCTGCAAATGCCTTTCGAGGACAAGCGGGCTGTGAAGAACCTCATCCAGTTCATCGGCGAGTACCAGCCCGACGAAGTGATCCAGATCGGTGACTGTGTCGACTACCCGGCCCCCTCACGCTGGTCCGCGGGGACCAGGGCCGAGTTCGCAGGCGGAGTGATCCGGGACTCGCAGTACAGCGTGGACAACTTCGTCCAGCCCGTCAGCGAGGTGTTCGCCGGCCCGAAGAAGATCCTCAAGGGCAATCACGACGAGCGCCCCGAGAAGTACCTCATCAGCAAGGCGCCAGCCCTCGGGCATGAGGACGTGGCCTACAGGATGGAGACCCTGCTTCAGCTCGATGCACACGGCTGGGACCTGGTAGAGCCCTACTACAACTTCGCGCCCGGATGGGTCGCCATCCACGGGCACGAGAGCCCCGGCATGAACCAGGTACCCGGCGCTACGGCTCGACTGAAGGCCGTGAAGGCAGGCACGAGCGTGGTCATGGGCCACACTCACCGGCTGGCCGTCTCGCCCCACACCACGGGCCACAACGGCAAGTTGAAGACCATCTACGGCTTCGAGGTCGGTCACCTCATGGACGTGAAGAAGGCCGGCTACCTCAAGAACGGCCCGGCCAACTGGCAGAGAGGCTTTGGCCTGTTCTACGTCGGCAAGTACAACGCAGTCCCCCACGCGATCCCGGTCGAGGACGACGGCTCGTTCGTGGTCGAGGGACAGCGGTTCGGAGAGATCAAGCGCGGGGCGCGCGGCAAGTTCGCGGCGAAGGGGGCGGCGTGACACAAGAGCTGGACTGGGAACGACTCGGCGAACTGGCGGGCAGGGTCGCACGGGAGATCGCAGGGAAGTGGGCAGTCGTCGAGGCCGACGATGTGAAGCAGGAGATCTTGGTTCACGCCCTGGAAGAGCGACACATCCTCGCGCGGTACCAGCACGACGAAGACCTGATCCGGAAGATTTTCTGGACGGCAGGCAGGCGCTACGCCGCCAAAGAACGGGCCTACCGGGATCTCATGGACGACCAGTACTACTACACGCCCGAAGAAGTCCGGGGAGTCCTGCGGTCGTTCATCTACACCGATGACGAGATCAGTACCCAGATCGGCAAGAAGGACGACCTCACCCGCTGCACCATCACGGACAACATCATGAGCGCCCGCCTGGACGCCTCGAAGTCCCTGAACAAGCTGAACCCGGACTACCGGGAACTGCTCATGCGCCAGTTCGTCTACGGCCTGCCCCCGGCCGACGACGCCGAGAAACGACGCGCCTACCGCGCCGTTGACGCCCTGGCCCTCGCCATGAACCGACAGATCCGCACCGCAAAGGGAGCTGCATGACCGCTTGGAAGACCGAGACCGCGCAGACCGTCTATGAGCGCACCTACCGCCGTGAAAAGCCGAACGGGGAACTGGAGACCTGGCCTGAGACGGTCCGCCGGGTTGTCGACGGGAACCTCAACCTCGTCGATCCCCGCTACATCGAGCCGGGCGAACGTGACCGCCTGGTCGAGCTGATCGAATCCTGGAAGATCCTCCCGGCCGGTCGACACCTCAAGGCCAGCGGAGTCACCGACTTCGCCCTCAACAACTGCTGGGCAGCCGGATGGAATCCGGACGACCCGGCCGAACACTTCACCTTCACTCTGCTCAGGCTCGCCGAGGGCGGAGGAGTGGGCTCGAACTACTCGGCCCGGTACCTGGCGGAGTTTCCGGCCGTGGCCATCCCGGTGAAGGTTCACATCGTGTGCGACACCTGGCACAAGGACTACGAGGAGATGAAGGCCGCGGGCCTGCTCTCCCAGCAGTACGCCGCTGGCTGGGCTGGCGCCTACCCAGTAGAGGACAGTCGGCAGGGCTGGGCCGACGCCTTGGCTGACCTGATCCGTACCGCGCACACCCCGACGACCCGACACGTGGACAGGGTCTTCGACGTGTCCCGAGTCCGGCCGAAGGGTGCTCCTCTGCGGAAGTTCGGCGGTTCGGCCAGCGGGCCGGCGCCCTTCGCCGAGATGTTGATCGAGGTCGGCAAGATCCTCGCCAGTCGGGTGGAGATCGACGATGCTGACCCCGTCGGCCTGGTCCGGCTGATCGGGAGCCCGCTCACAGGCATGGACGCCATGGCGATCGATCACGAGATCGCCCGGTGCATAGTCAGCGGCGGCGTCCGGCGTTCGGCGCGGATGAGCATCATGCACTGGTCGGATCTGCACATCGACGAGTTCATGGCCTGCAAGGCAGACATGACGCGGCACTGGACGACGAACATCTCTGTCGAGGTGGACGACGGCTTCCTCAAGGCGCTCGACTCCGGGCACCAGGGGGCACAACTAGTACTGGACACCCTTGCCCAGGGAGCGGTGAGCAACGGTGAGCCGGGTTTCTGGAACTCCTCGCTGAGCGCCGTTGGCGAGGTCGACGGCGTGTTCACTACCAACCCGTGTGGTGAAGCGCTGTTGCTTCCAGGAGAGCCGTGCTGTCTCGGGTCGGTCAACCTCGGGGCGTTCGTCCTTGAGGACGGCCAGCCCGACTTCGATGCGCTGGACGAGGCCCACCGGCTCATGACTCGGTACCTGTTGCGAGCGACGTTCGCGCCGGTCCACGACCCCAAGTCAGCTGCTGCCATCGCGCGTTACAGGAGAATCGGCGTCGGTCATCTGGGCTTCGCTGACTACCTCGCCAAGCGCGGCATCCGCTACTCGGAGGCTCCCGACGACTGGGAGGTGGAAACCGACCTCGCACTCTGGGCGAGGGTCGTCGACAACGCCGCAGCGGAGTACGCCAGGGAGCTGCGCGTACCGGTCCCGATCAAGAACAAGGTCGTAGCGCCGACCGGCTCAACGTCCAAGGTGGCCGGCGTATCGGGTGAGGGTATCCATGCTCCTTTCGCTGATCACTTCGTTCGTCGTATCCGCTTCTCTCTCGTGGAGCCGGAGGAGAAGAGAAAGGTGGAGGAGTACCGGCACCTGGGCTACACGGTCGAGGACTGCATCTACGCGGCCAACACGGCGGTGGTGAGCATCCCGACGAAGGACCCGCTTGTCGACCAGGTGGAGGACCCATCCGTCATCGAGCACGTGGGCCAGCTCACGCTTGAGCAGATGCTCAGGGTGCAGGCCATGTATCAGCGGTACTGGGCAGACCAAGCGGTGAGTTACACGGCCTCCGTGGACCCGGCGAAGTACACCGCCAAGGATGTGGCCGCCATCCTGCGGGAGTTCATGCCCCGGCTGAAGGGCAGCACGATCTTCCCCGAGCTGAGCCGTGCACAGGCGCCCTACGAGCGGATCACACGCGAGGAGTACGAGCGCCTGGTGGCCGAGCTGGGCCAGGAGTCCACCGATACGTCGTACGACGAAATCTGTGCCAACGGGGCTTGCCCTATCTAGTGGGATTCCTCACTGACTAAAAAGTTGAGTCGGTGAGGCAACTCGGTCAATATCAGAATTGAGGAGAGGAAAGCATTTGAGCTACCCCGACCCATTCGAGGAGAAGTCCCCCTGGGATGAGCCCTCGGAAAACCAGACCTCGACGAAGGAGAACACGCCTATGACCGATGCCACCCCCGGACCTGCCCCTTTCAAGATTGGATTCACCCTCAAGGCCGCGAGTGGCTACGACGCGGAATGGTTGACGCCTTCCGTGTGGGGCCACACCGCCGAAGAGACCGCGAAGCGGGGCGCCGAACTGCTGGGCGCGCTGAAGTCCGAGGGCCTGATCGACCTCAACGCCAAGGCTGCGGAGTACACCCGAGGTCAGTTCAGAGGCGGCGCAGGTAACCCCGGCGGTGGATCGGCACCCAAGAAGTTCCAGGGCGGCAAGGTCCAGCCGAAGAAGCCGGCCGTCGCGGATGACGACTGCCCGCACGGCCGCAACCTCGTCGAGAAGGCGAACTGGGCCGCCCTCTTCTGCAACTCGCAGGACGACAGCGACAAGTGCGAGCCGCTGTGGCGGCAGAAGGACGGGTCCTTCAAGGCCCGCTAACCAGATGCCGCGACGGGGGCCGGAAAAATCCGGCCCCCCTTCCCCTGGAGATTCATGCAGTTCCGCTCTGACATGTACGTCGACCTCATGAAGTCCGATGCAACCGACTTCGATGTGACCGCAGCAGCCCGAGTCTCCACCATCGGCGCTGACGGCCTGGACCTCAACCTCCCCGTGGAACCCCTGATCAACTACCTCATGCGGGACCGGCACGGCAGCCCGTTCGAGCACACCCGCTTCACCTTCTACATTGAGGCACCCATCTTCGTGGCTCGGGAATTCTTCCGCCACAGGGCTGGGTGGAGTTATAACGAGGAAAGCGGCAGGTATAAGGAACTGCAACCAGTCTTCTATATGCCTCACTCAGAAAGACCGCTAGTGCAGGTCGGTAAGCCTGGCGCGTATGAGTATCAGACGGGCACTTACCGACAGTACATGCGAGTCAATGAGTCTCTTAAGACGGCGTATGGGGAGGCGTACGAGCACTACCGGGCCATGCTTGCTGCTGACATCGCCCGTGAAGTTGCCCGAATGGTTCTCCCTGTTGGTATCTACACGTCGTTCTACGCCACGTGTAACGCCAGGAGTCTCATGCACTTCCTGAGCCTGCGTACCAAACGGGATAACGCAAAGGTGCCGAGCTTCCCTCAGCTCGAAATCCAGATGGTTGCCGACCAGATGGAAGCTGCCTTCGAGGCGCAGATGCCGTTCACGGCAGCCGCATTCGACACACACGGAAGGGTTGCCCCCTGATACCCCAGTTCATCATCGAGTCAACGAAATACGGCTGGAACCACGGCGGTCGGTTCCGATTCGCCACGGACGAGCGGAACGTGCGCAACATCCTGAATGGGCTGCTCGGCTGGTACCCGGACGCGGAAATCAAGGTCTACGCACTCGACGGTCTGAGCGACGTCACGCCCCGATTCCTGCTCGGGGAGGGCGAGTGAAGATCCTCGCAGCAGCCGTGACTGTCATAGTCCTGGCTCTTGTCCAGTACGCATGGTTTCAGGCCCCCTGTGGCCTCTGGACATACGCGAAGGCAGGGGAAGCGCCGGCGCGGTGCGTGATGCATCGGTGATGAACCTGCGCCTGGTCCAAGTCATCGGGTGGGACAACGGCGGAGTCGAACTCTTCTGCTTCCTCTGTGATGAGTCATTCGGCCAGGGCGGCTGTGACTGCTGCGACGAAAACGAAGTGCTTTTGCTCGACCTCGTGGACGCAGCCCGAGAACACGTGTGCAAGGAGACAACTGAAAGGTCTTAATGCAGGTCATAACCTACAAGATCAAGCACCAGCCGGTACGGATCAACGTAGCTGAGACCACGTGGGACCTCGATAAATTCATTGACTTCGTCGTCGCCAACCCGATCCTGGGCTACGACACGGAGACAACAGGGCTTGACTGGTGGAACGTCGGCCGCGGCTTCCGCATCCGCCTCGCCCAGTTCGGCAACGCCCGTGAGAGCTGGGTCCTGCCGGTCGAGACCAACCCCGAATTCAAGGCCGCTGCCATCTGGGCCTTGCGCAAGGCCCGCTGTCTCATCGCCCACAACGGCACCTTCGACCAGCACGTCAGCGAACACTGCCTCGGTGTCCCGCTCGAAGAGCTGGCCCCGAAGATGTTCGATACGAAGATCCTCGCTCACCTGGTTGACCCGAGACAGGTCAAAGAACAGGGGCCCGGCCTCAAACTCGAAGAGTTGATCAAGTTCTACATCGATCCCGTTGCGGCCGAAGAGGTCAAGGGCTCGATGACTCAGATAGCCAAGCGGTACAAGGTCAAGAAGGCGGACATCTGGCCGGTGGTCAGGACGTTCGACCACGACTATTTGCTGTACGCCGGAGCCGACCCGATATGGGCCTACCGACTGCTGCACATCCTTCTGCCGAAGGTGCCGGCCCGCTCGAAGGTAAAGGGCCTGATCGGCTGGGAACACAGGCTCGCCCACGTCATGGCGAAGACGGAACGGACGGGCTACCTCGTCGACGAGGCGTATGCAGAAATGCGTATTGCCGAGTTGAAGGCCGAGGAAGAGAAGTGGGTCGAGGTTGCAAGCCAGTGGGTTGAGAACGTCAACTCCGACAAGCAACTGATTGAGGCTTTCCAGGGTTTCGGATTCAAGCTGACGAAGAAGACCCCCAAGGGGAACTTCAGCATGGATGCCGAAGTGTTGGACTCTATCGATCACCCGTTGGCCGAGGCAGTCAAGAAGGCGACGAAGGCCGCTAAGTGGCGGAAGACGTGGTTCGAGGCCGCCATCAACGGAATGGACTCTCTGGGGCGTGTACATGCCTCGGTGAATTCAATGGGGGCTAGGACGGCTCGGATGTCCATTTCGGGAGCCATCGCAGCACAGACGTTCCCGGCTGGGGACGGGTATGTGCGCTCTGCGTTCCTGGCAGAGGAAGACCATGTCTCGGTCTCTATCGACTTCGGCAACATGGAGCTTCGATTCCTCGCGGCCGAGTCGAGAGACCCGGTCATGGTGGATGCGTTCCTGAACGGAAAGGATCTGCACCAGATCACCGCAGATGCGGCCGGGGTACCTCGCAAGGTCGGGAAGATGGGTAACTTCCTGATCGTGTTCGGCGGAGGCTGGAAAGCTCTCGTGGAACAGGCGAAGGTCTCGGAAGAGGTTGCCCGGCGGACCATATCGGCGTTCAACTCCACCTACACCTGGGTGGACAAGCTCTCGAAAAAGCTGATGGCCGAAGCCAGGCGATACGGCTACATCTATACCGTCACCGGCCGTCGGCTTCCGGTAGACCGCAGTCGTTCTTACTCCGCTCTGAACTACTACATCCAGAGCGGGTCTCGGGACATCACTGCCCGAGCTGTGCTGAATCTCGACCGAGCTGGGTTCACTCCCTGGGTGCGGCTCGTGATTCACGACGAGATCGTTTTCTCGTTCCCGAAGGAGCGAGCGGAGGAACTGACAAAGCAGGCCGCCAAGATCATGGAGTTCACAGTCAAGGGCGTACTGGTCCCTGCCGAGGGAGAGATCGGAGAGCGCTCATGGGGCTCCATTCTCGACCTCGAAGACAGCAAGCACTAGGAGACAGATTGCAGCTCACGGAACTGATCGCAGATGCAGAGAAGGCGCTCAAGGAGCACGGAGACATCCCTGTCGTAGTCCCCGATACCGGATGCGGCTGCTGCCGTGGCTACGTCTTCGATCCTGCCGAAACCGAGGTCGAGAAGGGTCAGAAGGCGTGGGACGTTGAGATGCAGGAAATCATCGAGGTGCCTTTCGCCTACGTTGTGCGCTGAGTCCTTGTACGACGACATCGAAGTAACTGAGGACTGTGAATACTGCCAGCTCCAGGATTCCGTGGGGCTGTTCAGCCTGGACGACGTAGAAACCGGCCTGTGTGCCGAATGCGCTGAGAACAACGCCGTGGAGAGGTGCGAGTGAACGACAACCCCGAGGATCTTGAGTCCGTCATGAAGTCCATCGAAAGTGACTTCGCAGTGGCCGAGCTGGAGAAGCGCGCCCTCATAGCGGTCGCCGTAGCCGACGTGGCCGGCACCGTGCTCCGAGCCGCGCTGAACGGCGGCATCCCGTACGAGATGGCGAAGGAGATGGCACAGGACTACTGGGTGTCCGAGATGGCGCCGGCCGTCGAGGTCGTTCACCATGCGGTGGAGGACGAGGAGTGAGTAAGCGCCTCCCCAAGGAGGAGAGGCGTCTTCGTGTGGCCGATGCAGTCTCCCTTGGCGGGGACTGTATCCGGTCCCAGGTGGGGGCGGTCCTGTACGACCGCAGAGGCCGTCTTGTGATGAGCGGCCACAACGGCAGCGTGCCCGACAAGCCCGGATGCCTTGAAGACAATGCCTGCCCTCGCGGACAGCTCTCGTATGCCGAGTTTCCGGCCGGGGGCGACTACTCCAACTGCGTTGCCCTGCATGCCGAAGAGAACCTTCTGATTCATGCGCGGCGCGAGGATCTGGAGGGCGGGACGGTCTATGTCACCCGCGCTCCCTGCTACCGCTGCATGCCTCGTCTTGAGGCTGCTGGAGTGCATCGAGTCGTCTGGCGCACGGCGGCCGGCGCTGTGTCTCGGACCCTGAACTAGCTACCTGAGAAGCCCCTTCGGTGATTGGGCACCGAAGGGGCTTCCGCCCTCGCGGGCGCCGCGAGATTACCAGAAAGACGGAAACGCATTGGTTGCTGGCGGGTCGAACCGGCTCCTAACCCCTGAAGACACAGCCGAAAGGTTGGCCGTATCGAAGCGTACATTATATGCGAAATGGCGTGAGTGGGGGATACCCGCTTTTAAAGTCGGAAAGCATCTCAGATTTCGCGAACGTGACCTTGATCACTGGATCGCCCAACAGGCTTGTAACTAGGCCAAGTTGACCTGTAAAACATCGTGCTGAGGTCGGAGATTGGGCTCCGATCCCAGTCCAGTAAGGGAGTTGAAGCCTCATGGCTTCGATCATCAAGCGCTGTGAGTGCAAGGTCGGCGCGTGGCCGCGCTGCAAGCACTCGTGGGTGGTCCGGTTCCGGGATGCCGGCGGTCACCAGACGGAAGAGAGCTTTCCGCACAACAAGAAGACCGAGGCGAAAGACCTTGCGACGAAGGTCGAGAACGACAAGCGCCTCGGTGTGTACGTCGATCGAAAGCACTCTAAGCGGACCTTTGAGGACTGCTGGAAGGAGTGGTTGGGCTTCGGTCAGCGCGAGGACTCCTCTCTTGCGCAGTACCGGAGCATCTACAAGAACCACTTCGAGGCGATGTTCGGCAGCCGCCGAATCGGCTCCATCACTCCCTCGGACATCACGACGTGGGAGAACGGCCAGAAGGAGCGCGGTTACAAGCCGTACGGCATCGAGGGCCGCAAGGTCGTTCTGAAGTCGTTCCTCAAGTACTGCTACGAGGCGGAGATCGTTCCGAAGTACGCGGGGAAGACCATCGCTGTGAACGGCCGGAACGAGTCGGCCTATCGCCCGGTCGAAGACCACGAGATCCCCACCACGGCTGAGGTCATGGCCATCTACGAGGCCATGCGCCCGGTCTACAAGTCATCGATCTGGATTCAGGCGGGCTGCGGGCTCAGGGTAGGTGAAGCACTGGCTTTCTCGCAGTCGCATCTCACCCGCCGAGGGGGCTGGTACTTCGTTCAGAACCAGCTCACCAACTTCGGAGAGAACGGCGGGGCGAACCGGGGGACCAACGTCAAGAACGAGCCGAAGTGGAGCCGGAAGGGGCGTTGGGTGCCGGTGCCTCCCTCGGTGTCTGACGAGCTGGAGAAGCACAGGGCCTTCTGGGAGCCGTGGGGTGAAGAAGGTTGGTACTACGAGTCCGAGACCTACCAGCACCGTCATCCCTCACGGACGACGTACACGCACCGCTGGAACGACGCTCTCAAGCGCGCCGAGCTGGAGGACTCGGGGTACACGCCGAAGGCTCTCCGTCACTATTTCGCGAGCATGGCGATAGCGGCGGGTGTACCCCTGTACGAGGTGGCGCGGTGGATGGGGCACAGCTCCACGAAGGTCACAGAACAGGTGTACGCGCACCTCGTAGACGGGGCCGATGAACGGATCACAGGGGCCTTCGAAGCGTCGCTTGCGAACGCCTTCCGGAACCGCCTGACGCTGGTCGACGATGACGCAGCCTGATGAGGGTTGCTGACCCCCAATGCTGAGTTTTCGCTGAGTTCAAGGGCCTCTTGCCTGCATCTTCGCAGGTGAGAGGCCCT